GAATGGGCTCATGCGCTGATCAAACAGCGTGAAGTTCTGAAGTCAAGTGTTCACCTAAACCTGTTAAGGAGATTTACCATGAAAAAGTCTGAACTGCAAGCCATGTCCCTCGTCGAGCTCACCGGCATCTACAACAAGCATGCCGCTAAGCCCATCAAGAAGTTCTCTGGTTCCAAGGAAGCTGCCATCGCTAAGGTGATCGGTGTGCTGCCCAAGGCATCGTCTGGTGCCGGTTCGCGTCCGCGCGTTGGTTCCGGCGAGTTCATCCGCGAGAAGCTGCGTGCGGGTGGTTACGGCAAGTATGCCGTGATCGTCGAGCTCGTCAAAAAGACCTTCCCCACCTCCCGCGCGACCGAGAAGGACGTCGCATGGCACGCCAACAAGCTGCGTGAACAAGGCGAGATGCTGAAGAGCGCCTAAAGCGTGTCGGTGGAACCGGGGCCTCTCACACGAGAGGCTCCTCTCCTAAGGGCCCGGGGTGGGTCTTTGGCAGAGGAGGGGTGTATCATGAAGATTGAGCTTAAGAACGTACAACATGCGGCCTTCGCGTCGCAAGAGACCGACTGTTTCACCGCAACCGTCTACATCAATGGCGTGAAGTCGGGCACCGTGAGCAACGAGGGCTTCGGTGGGTGTAACTCATATCACCCTAATACGTTGGAAAAGACGTTGAGTGGGTACGCGAAGACGCTTCCAAAGATTGTTGCGGGTTTCAATGATAAGGAAGGGAACCCGATTGAGTACGAGCAAGACGCAGACACCTTGATCGGTGATCTGTTCTCTGCGTGGTTGGTGGAGAAGGACTTCAAGCGCGCGATCGCGAAGCGGATCCTATTCACCCGAGATGGGGCCGTGATGCAGACCAAGTCATTTGATAAGGTCGTGCTGCAGGCTTACCTTAAAGATCCCGCGCTCGTGACGAAGTTGAAGGCGGACAAGGTGTTGAACCTGCTGCCGGTTGATGAGGCATTGAAGCTTTACGCGGGGTCTGCAGCGTGAGCATTGAAGTCGGAGACCTTGTGAGGCTCAAGGCCGGAGTTGTCTTTAACTGTCCGGAAGGGCGTGAGAACAACACACGTGCAAAGGTCAAGTGCTTGATGCCTGATTTTGCTAAAGGTGCGCTCAGGCTTGACCGTGACCTGCGGGGTTGTCAATACTGGAACGAGGAAGATCTCGTCATTGTTAAGAAGGGGAGTTGATATGTACTACGAATTCAATGTCTCATTGGGTGGACGACACCTGTTTGCCACTGCGGAGCGGAGTTGTCAAGACTCCAGTAAGGCAAAACAGCTTGCACACACCCTCTACAGCAAATTTCCTGAGAGTGAGGGCTACTCAGTGACCTGTACACGGTATGAAACTAGCAGTACGCGCATCGCTGCGGTGGACCTGCTATGAACCTCGAGAACCTGAGACTCGTGTTGGCATCTCTGAAAAATCCAAGCAGTGCGCACCACCAATACGCGATCGAACTGGTAAGGAAGGCGATCAACGAATACGTCGTCCACGGTGAGACGTGTCCGCCTGTGGGCGAAGTGGCCCCGAGCCAAGATGGTAGCGGTCAGATCACGGTGAAGTGGTCGACGTCTCCTATGCTCCGGAACCTCATGTACGGCGATCTGTTGTACGCACAGATGCCTTGGGACGCCAAGTTTCGTCGCGAGGTCGTGGAGGAGCTTGAACGCCTGGGTTGGCGTCTCTCAGGCACCGATGGTGTTGAGCATCCGGCATACGGGCGTTATCCAACATGGATGGACGCGACGCTCGCCTGTGTCCGTGTTGCGTGTGAGGGAGGTGGGGAGTGAGCAACGTTCATGTCACGGTGTTGAGTGCGGCCCGTGCGCGCATCGTCAGCGGTGAGAACACGCTCATCTGCTATGCATTGGACGCCGTTTCTACACGCCAAACATTCAAGGCATCTCGCGAGATAAAGAACCACATCAACATGTTACTCAATGGTAACAGTACACTTGATTTTTGGATGGTGCTCCAGGTCGGCGGTTATGAATACTACAGACATTCTCATGAAAAGCGGATCAAACTTATGCGAGATGCCCGCCTCCGCTGGATCGACTGGCTCATTGAAGAGTGGAAGGACGCGCCGTGAGCTCGAAACCCATCATCAAGTACATTGAACTATCCGGCAGAGGCTGTGGGCTCTCGACGGATAGTGAAGCGAACATCCTCAAGCGTGAGGGTACTGCCAACGTCGCGCTTATCCGTAACGCGACCCAGAAGGATGTGGACTGGGTACGAGGGATGGGTGGTTATGTGCCGGAAGGCAGAATTGCTAAGGAGTGACCATGTACACCCACTACAAAGACACATTCGGTGATGACCACATCAAGTGCTCACGCCAGCGCCCTAAGCGCTCGGTGCTTGCCAAGTTCGTGGCGAAGGCCGAGACGATCCGCCACACATACTGGCGCGGTCGCCGGAGCCGTCGCGCGAAGGTGCGCCCAGGGCCTGGTGGTCTGGGCTATCGGCTTGCTGCCCCGTTCCGTACCTATGTGTCATCAGGGCGTTTGCGCCTGCGCATGAGCTCAGCCGCGGCGCGGAGGTTAAAATGGGCGTGAGTGACGATGTACCACCTAGTATGCGAAAGATCATTGATGACATGATGAAGGCCCTCACCAACTGTGATGGTTTGCGTACGGTCATCTATGGAAGTTTAAACCAGGTAGTAGAGGAGGAAGAGATGATAAACCAACTGAGCCCGCAGCCGTGGCGCTACAACGCTGATGGCAATGACGTGCGAGACGCAGAAGATGATTGTATCTGCGACTTCTATGGTGATACCACCAAGATGGACAAGCGTGTGATCACGGCCTCGCCGCGGCTGTACGAGCTCCTGAAGAGCATGGGCACGGCCATCGCAGGTCTTGCCGGCACTGGGCTCGTACCTCACGGCGCGGCACAAGAGCACAGCGCGCTGATGGCGTACATCGAACGCGGTGACAAGTTGCCTGGTAAGCCTGACGCACCCAAGGAGAGCGTGTGATGGAGACAGATCAACCAAAGCTGGTGCCTGAGGTCAAGGCGAAGTGGGTCGCGGCGCTGCGCAGCGGCAAGTTCAAACAGACAGAAGGGCGACTTGCGGATGAGCGCGGCTTCTGTTGTCTGGGTGTCCTGTGTGAAATCTACAAGGAGGAAGACGCGGACTATGCAGCGAGATGTCAGCCATTTGAAGGCGGTGGCGGTGCGCACATGTATGACGGCCACAGTGGCATACCTCCTGATTCAGTTGCGCGTTGGGCCTTCAGTTGGTCAGTGTGGCCTGATATTGACCTGAAGATCAAGGATCTTGTCTGTTCACCTGCGCAGCACAACGATAAGTGGGGCCGCACCTTTGAAGAGATCGCCGACGCGATCGAGGAGCAGCTGTGATGGACGAACTGAAACTGAAGCCCGCCGTCAAGGCGAAGTGGGTCAAGGCGCTAAGGAGTCGCAAGTACAAGCAGGCGACTGGACAGCTGCGGACACCGGACAATGCATTCTGCTGCCTGGGCGTGCTCTGCAACCTCCACGCGCTTGAGCACCCCGAGTATGCACGGGGGCAGATTAACAAGACTAGGTATGGCGGTAATGCCAACATGCCTCCGAAGTTCGTCGAGGAGTGGGCTGGCTTTGAAGACACGCTGCCACTTGTCAAGATTGATGGTATATGGGGTTCACTCGCCAGCCACAACGACAGTGGCGTGTCTTTCAAGAAGATCGCCGACGCGATCGAAGAGCAGCTGTGAACGACACCGTCAAACAAGATCCGCTCGCCCACGAGCGTTACGCCTGGAAGCGTCAGCCGAAGCCGGCGAAGAAGTGTGAGCACACCTCGTGCAGCTACGCCCCGAACGGGATGTACAAGTGCAACAACTGCGGTGCGCTCCTGACTCAGGGCGACATCGAGGCAATGGAGGGAGGAGAGTGATGGCCGAATTATTTTGTTCCACGGTGCGATTTAAGCAGCTCGACGCTTCACGACCCTACGCCCAAAACGCCGGAAAGCTGTGGACAACGGATGAACTGGTGAAGCTGGTTAATCTTTTTGCGCAAGGTTACGGTGTTGGTTCTATTTGCGCCAAGCTTGAACGAACAGTCCTGGGTGTTCTTATGAAACTGAAGGAGCGCGGGCTCGTGACGCAAGATTCCAGCGGCGACTGGCGATATATAACCGAACCACATTTCACAGGCAAAATCGCCAACGTAGTTGTAGTCGGCGACAATGTAGCACCCACATCCCAAAAGGAGAATCAAATGAGCATCAGCAACGCAAACATCGAAAACGTCACTATGATCCAAGGTCAAAACGCCGCGCAGATGACCGACGACGACATCTTCCAACTGATCGCCAAGCTTGAGAAGGAGGTCGAGACACTTAGCTTAATCATCCACCGTCCCATAAAGCTCTCGGCGAAGATCAACAAGTTAAATGAGGACATCAAGGACCTCGTCATGTATGTGGACAGCAGAGCATGACAATCCCACACAAACACGCCGCCATCATCAAGGCCTGGGCGGATGGCAAGGACATCGAGCGCAAGGTGTGTTCGATGTTTGGTGGTATCCCTAAATGGGTGTCAGACCATAATCCGAAGTGGGATCTCAACACCACCTACCGCGTGAAGCCTGTGGATGAGGAGCGCAAGGTCAACACCTTCTTCGCGTCGATCCACTCGACAGGCAGTTGGTGGGTGCATCAGAAAGATCCTGAGCTCTCGTACAAGGATGCCTACGAACGGAATGACTCACGCAAGCACGGCGCGCTCTTGGGCATCATCTCCTACACCGTGGACCATACAGACGGCCGAGTGGTCTCTGCACGGGTCTGCGACCACGACTCGGAGTTCTAACATGTGGCAAGATCTTTATCTAGTGGCTGAGAAGCCGAAGAAACCCAAGACACCGGCGGCTGAGAAGCTAGGTCTCATCACCGAGCAGGTGCAAGAGGCTTTGTGCTTATTTCCAGAGGACGGGCCGACGACCGAGCAGCTGGTGCAGGCCACCGGGCTCAAGAAGAAGCAGCTGTACGACTGCCTCGCACGCATGCAGGGCAAGAAGGAGATCGAGAAGATCCCGACCGGTAACAATGGCCAGGTACGCTGGAGACGGAAATGAGCAACTCATACTTGATTGTCCCAGCTGAGACGCTCGTCCAGCTGCGCGCGCTGCGCCTGTGGCACTGGAGGGAATTACTTGACAATCGTGCCAAGGCCAACTACTTCAGGAAGGACGGCCAAGAAGAGATTACCAAGTTGTTCGACGACGCGGCCAACGTCCACCTCGCCGCTGTTCAGACACTGAACGACCTGTTCCCGATGGGTGAGACCGCCGAGAGTGATGCACAGAGAGAAAAGGAGCTGAAGCCATGAAGATCTTGAGAAGAATAAGCCCGAACGAGACGACCGAGTGCGCGGTGATCAGACTACGGAACAAGCGCCTGATCAGCCTCACCCTCTACAACGTGGGCGGTGAGCCTGAGGACATCCGCGTCGGTGTTCTCCTGATGGAGCGCGTGGGGCCGAGAGACTACACCGTGATCGAGGACATGGAGCGCCAGCGTAAGCTGCTGGTCGGCGACAGAGACATCCAGTTCCCGTGTATGGTCACCAAGGAGCAGGCCGCACGGATGATCATCAGCATCGAGCTCATGCTGCCTGAGCGCCAAGGCTGGGAGTGGGGTCCGACATACGCGGTCATCTGCACGTCCTACTACCTGCGCCTTCTCCTCAGGGTCTTCGTGCTCTACCCGCTCCTCACCCTCTTCGGGCGCTCGAAGCCAAAGTCTCTGGACTTTTGACTCGGTTGTAAGCCCGTAGGGTACTATACACCATATTCTAAGGAGGTAGAGACGGTGGCAACTAGGAAGCAGAAGTTCCCGGCCAAGATCGGTGAGGCGGTAGATCTCTTCTACACGCGGCGCGCTGAGCGCTTGGCGGCGCAGAAGGTGGTAGACGCGCTGAAGGTGGAGGAGTCGGCGCTTGCCGACCACATCATCAACTCGTTCACTAAGCAGGAGATCTCAGGGGCTCGGGGCGAGCTGGCGACGGGCGCGATCAGTGAGTCGAAGGTCCCAGCTGTGAAGGATTTCGACAAGACACTCGCCTGGATTGTCAAGAAGAAGTTCTGGCACTTGTTGTCGAGATCTGTCTCGACCGAGGGCGTCCGTGAGCTCTGGAACAACGGGGTCGAGGTGCCGGGCATTGAGAGCTTTACCGTCAAGAAGTTGTCTGCTAAGAAGCGTTAACTGGGAGGGGAGTTATCATGCGCAAGGAAAGATGGTTGAGCTCGGACTGGAACGCGGTCGCGCGCGTTGCGTTGAACAGAGGTCTCAAGCCTGAGGACGTGGAGCTGTGGCGAGGACTGGGCCCGCTGATGCGGGAGGTCCAGGCCACCCACATCCCTCGTGAGCGCTGGCGTGCGACGAGCGTGGGCTCGATGGGCAGCAAGGTGGACCGCAAGAACCTCAAGTTCCACATGCACCAACAGCTCGCGGCTGAGAAGAGCGCGAACGACCGGAAGGTGATCGAGCCCTACGCGCCGCCAACGAGCGCGTCGTCTGGCCTTGAGCTCGTCGAGGACGTTATCGCTAAGCGGGCGGCCGCGATCAAGGAGATGCCGGGCCTTCCGTGGCACATCCTCCAGATTGCTGTCAACGAGTTCATCAACGCGGCGATCCTTCAGATCGTAGCTCCGCTCCAACAGGAGCTGACCGTGCTCCGCAAGGAGGTCACCGAGCTGACTGATGCCGTCACTCGCCCAGCACCTGTACAGAAGGTCTACGGTGCCGGCCCGTCACAACAGGTTACGCAAGAGCGCGAGCCGGTTAAGCTGCCGCTGCCTAAGAAGCGGGTGTTTATCATCGGAGGCCTTGCTACTCAGGTGCGTGAGATCGAGAAGCTGTTGGCCGACTTCGACCTGCGGTTCTGTGACCCAGGCAAGACAGGTGACATCCGTAAGCGTGCTAGCAGCTGCGAGATGATCGTGATCTGGTCCAAGTTCTGCAGTCACTCGCAACAGGCCGAGGCCAAGAAGCTGAGCGTGCCCATCTGCTATGCCAACGGTGGGGTAGGCGACCTTGCAGGTCGTGTGCGCACGTGGGCCAACACGGGAAAAGCCGATGTCGACTGAAGATAAGCTAGAAGAGGCGACGCTAGAGGACTATGCCCAGGCCGTGAACCCCGACGGGACGGCGGTCAACGGAGCGAAGGCCGTGGCGGCCGTGCTCTTTAGGTGTCGGTATGAGAAGGTGACCCTTGAGCAAGAGCGAAGGGCTCGCGGCTACGCGGCCGCACAAGGTTGGAGGATCTGAGCATGTTGAAGGAAAAACTTAAGAAGCTAGGCAACGGCCTGTTGCACGTGATCATCATGTGTACGATCCCATACCTGTTTGCGGCTGTGGTGGCGCTCCGCTTCCCGTCGTTCGCGACCTGGGTCCTGCTGGTCTCAGCGCTTGGGGTTCAGTTCTGGGCGGGTCACCTCTTGGCGACCTGGCTGCTGAAGGAGAAGTCGTGAAGGTCCTCGTGCTTGACAGCCGGCCGGTTGAGTGCGCACACGCCCACTGTGACAGCGACATCCTACGGTGTGGTCCGCAGCTGGCTGAGATCCTTGCCACGGCGGCGCGGCTCAACAACCGCGGAACTGGTGGGAGCACATCATCATGGGTTATCAAGAGCGCTGAGGTGCAGTGGGCGACGCACCCGATCAACTGGATGTGGCTGTACAAGCTGGCGCTTGAGGTAGCTGCAGAGACTCGCCGCCGCTTCGGGGCCGAGAGCTCAGTGCTGAGCGACCTGTTGCACCTACCAAGTGAGCTGCGGATCGCATCTCAGTACATTAAGCGAGATCCTCTCGTGTGGGTGTTCCCAGACGGTATGGGCAGCACGAAGGGGACAGAGGAGTGTGTGACCGCGTGGCGTGAGTTCTATGTGCGGACACGAGGGCCCAAGGCGCGCTGGACCCACAGGCCTGTTCCTGTCTGGTTTGTGGACGCTGTACGAGCCCAGCCGGAGGGTGATCTGCTGGAGAGTGCTGGTATGCAGCAGTCTTTGGGTGTGGCAGAATAGAACCATGTTGAGAGCGCTTCGGCTGCGGTCCCTGCGGGGCTCAGTCGGGTGGGGTGTCGTGGGCTTCGTCGCAGCTGACAGGTTCTCGACAGGGGCCGCACCTAGAGCGTTCTTTGGAGTTTAGCGGTGGCGTTTGTAACGGGTACTTCTTTTGGTGAAATCTCCCCGTTGCGTTTTGTTCCCCGCTAGGTAGTGCGGTACGACGTAGTGTTTGAGACTTAGGGTGTGAAGCGGGTGAGGTCGGGGTCGCGACAGTTCCGGACTGTGTCAAGCGACGCAAGAGTCCCGCTGCTAAGTCTCAAACAGTGCGCCGTGGCGATAGGTTCAGATACTTCTCCTGCTAAGAGGGTGGTCGCTGGTTCGAATCCAGCCTCGAGTTTCGGCTCGGGTAGCTCAGCTGGTTAGAGCACCTTGTCGCTGGCCCGATCTGTTCCCGGTGCACGCCTTATTTTGAAGTTGTAGTGAGCTCTCACAAGAGAGACCCGACACCAGTTCCCCTTTCTGGGTGTCACGGTTCCTCCTCCCGGTTGCTCCGACCGCGATGCGCGTCGGGTCTCCCTTGTGAGAGTTTTGCGGTGGCGGCAGTTAGGCATACTTCTTCCGGAGCTTGAGGTCGTTGGTTAGAGCCCAACCGTTGCTGGGGGATCCCGGTGACGTAGCTCAGTTGGTAGAGCGCGAGCATTGAACGTCTAGCGACATGTTCCCCGCAATTTTTGATGTACTTGTTAAGGAGAGAGTAATATGGAGCAACAAGCATTCACACCTCGCACTGACGAGGAGATCATTGCACGCATCGATTACCTGCGTGCTACCAACCAAGACTACGGGCGCGTCGCTGCCTTGGTGCTCGCCGCACGCCTGCCTTGGCACCGTGTTCCGGCCGACCTCGTGCAGACGAAGGAACTTGCTGAGAACGACGTTAACAAGCCGCGCGACCACGACAGCCTCATGGGTGAGATCAAGATGTTCTCACCCCGCGTCTGGGCACATTACTGGAAGTTTCACCCGCAGTCGATGTACGGCGCCATGTGCAACTGTGAGGCACTGGTGTGGCTCATGGGCGACGACCTGGGCCCGCTCGTTGCCACCGACTACGGCGTGGTCAAGCAGAACCTCACCAAGTTCACCAAGCACTACGGCACCTTCAACGAGAAGTATGCCGACGAAGCCTTTGTCGAGGCAGTTCTCAGCGGTAAGGCACCCGCGCCTAGTGGCCTTCACAAGCTTATCGAGGCCCTCGCCGGCAAGGCAACTCCAGCGGCCGGTGTCGGGATCCCGATCGGTGACAACTGCATCGCGTTCGACACCCGCAACATGTCGCCAGAGCTCGCCGCTGAGCTCCAGCGCATCACGGCCAACGGTCGCATCGAGGCCGATGACCTCAGCCCCGAGCTGCTCGAACAGCTTGAGAAGGCCACAGGTCTGCCAAAGGAAGTCTTTGCCGCAGTGCGTGTTGAGAACGCCCTAAGCGCGCTCGGCATCGAAGAGCCACAACCCTCCACGCTTCACTAACCAGTTTCCCACCACGCTCAAGGAGAGCAAACAATGTCTGTCAACAAGCCCACAACCCCAGCAATCCCCAACACCGCCAACAACCAAACGCTGGCGCATAACATGCAGACGGCCGTCCACGCCGTGCAGATCGTCAACCAAGGCAACGCCATCACGCTGCCAGTTGACATGTCTGTCGACGCGGCCATCGAGACCCTGATCCGTCGCAAGGCCTTCCTCGACGAGGACACGGTCGTGCGCGAGAAGTTCGACGTCTTCCCGTGGGACGGCGCCGTGGCACTCGACACCGTGCTCACCAACCGCTACGGCTGGGTCGCTGCTGAAGCCACCCCGGGCTTCTTCGGTCCTACGCCTCCGCAGATCCTCACGGTCGACATCGACCACGACCAGAAGCGTAAGGTGCCATGGGGCCGCATGTCCATCCCGGGCATCACCGGCTTCATCCAATGCACTGCCGACACCATCGACGGCCGCATCTGCTTCGAGCTGGTTGCCAGCGTCAAGCGTCGTGATGAACCGACGATTGAAGGCCTGTTCCAAGACCTGCGCGCCTATATCGCCTCCAACAGCATCTATCGTGGCAAGGCCTTCAAGATCCGCTTCTACAATGATGCCGGCGACAAGCTGGAAATGCCTGAGCCCAAGTTCCTCAACGTGGCCGATGTCGATGAAAACCACCTCATCTACTCCGACGACGTGATGGCTGCTGTCCGCACCAACCTCTTCACGCCGATCGAGCGTGTCAAGGACTGCGCGGCCAACGGCATCCCGTTCAAGCGCGGCGTGCTGCTGGGCGGCACCTTCGGCACCGGCAAGACCCTCTGCGCCAAGGTCGCTGCTAAGAAGGCCGTGACTCAGGGCATCACGTACCTCTACGTGACCCGTGCTGATGAGCTGGCCGAGGCGATCGCGTTTGCCAAGCAGTACAACAACCCCGGCTGCGTGATCTTCTGTGAAGACATCGACCGCGAGATGAACGGTGAGCGCACCGAGAAGATGGATGACATCCTCAACATCATCGATGGCATCGACACCAAGTCCTCCAACATCATGGTCATCCTCACGACCAACAACCTGGAAGGCATCAACCCGGCCATGTTGCGCCCGGGTCGTCTGGACGCCGTCATCGACGTGCTGCCGCCCGACGCCGTTGCTGTTGGCAAGCTGTTGCGCCTGTATGGCGGTACCGCGATCGACGCCGACGAGGATCTCACCCAAGTGGGCGAGCTGCTGAACGGTCGCATCCCAGCCGTGATCGCCGAGGTCGTCAAGCGTGCCAAGCTGTCGCAGCTGTCGCTGCAGCCGGCCGGTGTACCTGTCACCAAGATCTCGAGCATGGCGTTGGCCGAGGCTGCTAAGACCATGCAGTCGCAGCTGGATCTGCTGTACCGTGAAGCTGCCGAGAAGCCACGCTCGATCGAGGACTCGCTGCACGACATCATGCAGCGCGCAGTCGAAGGCTCGCCGGTCTCCAAGCACGCTAAGCAGGTGCACGAGGCAGTCGTCCGCCACTGAGCAGGTAGTTTGAAGTTGTAAGCGTAACCCAGGGAGGCGCCGTGTGGCTCCTCCCTGTTTAACCAAGGAGAATCTAGATGGCCTCGACGAACAAGGCAACCAAGTCCGAACCGATCTTCACCGGTGGCGGTGCGCAGGCAGTTAAGATCACACCGCTGCAGGAGCTCATCCGCCTCACCATGGCCTGTATGTTGTGGGAGGACAACTTCTATGAGAGCGGTGTGTCGGCAGCAGACCGTATCAAGGCGCTGGTTCACACGGTGACACTGCAGGAGGCTGCCCAGGTCGCGATCGAGGCCCGCGACAACATGAAGCTGCGCCACGTGCCGCTGCTGATCGTGCGTGAGATGGCACGCCACCCAAATCGTTGCGAGGACGATAAGTCCCGTAACTACACTGGCTACATCAGCCAGACGCTCGCCCACGTCATCCAACGTGCAGACGAGCTGTCCGAGTTCCTCGCGATCTACTGGAAGGACGGCAAGCAGCCACTCTCTAAGCAGGTGAAGCTGGGCCTCGCGAAGGCCTTCAGCAAGTTTGACGAGTTCCAGCTGGCGCGCTACAACCGCGATAAGGACGTCAAGCTGCGCGACGTGCTGTTCCTCTGCCACTCAAAGCCGAAGGACGTCACAAAAGACGCCATGCCGTGGGATCGCCAAACTCGTGAACACTATGCTCGCATTGAGCGTGAGATGGGACGCGGATACGCTGATAAGCACGTAGCTGATCATCGTCCGGAAGGTTTTTCTAACGGCGAGCTACTCTACGGCAAGCTGGTCTATGACCAACTGAAGACACCCGACACCTGGGAGACCGAGCTCTCAGCGGGTAAGGACAAGGCTGAGACGTTCAAGCGCCTCATGGCCGAGGGGAAGCTAGGCGACCTCGCCTTCCTGCGTAACCTCCGCAACATGGTCAACGCCGGCGTCTCGATGGATGACATCGTGGCCTATGGTGACACGCGCAAGTGGGGCCGTGTGCTCCCGTTCCGCTTCATCGCCGCTGCCCAAGTTGTGCCGCAGTTGGAGCCCTGGCTCGAACGTTGGATGCTCAAGTGTCTCGAAGGCGTCAAGAAGCTGCCAGGTCGTTCGCTCTTTGTGTTCGACACCTCAGGTTCCATGGGCGCAGCGCTCAGCGAGAAGTCCGAGCTCACTCGTCTCAAGGCCGCAGCCGCTCTGGCCATCCTCGCCCGTGAGCTCTGTGAAGACCCGACCATCTACTGTACCGCCGGCAATGATGGTACGCGTGTACACTCGACCATGCTCATCCCACCGCGCCGTGGCTTCGCGCTGTCTGACTACATCTCGGGCCAAGAGGTGCGTAGCAAGATAGGCGGTGGCGGGATCTTCTTGACGCAGTGCATGGAATACATCGCCAGCAAAGAGAAGGAGCCGTTTGATCGCGTCATCGTGTTCACCGACGAGCAGGACTGCGACACGAAGCTGAAGCCGGAACACGCCAAGATGTTGGGCGCACACAACTACATGGTGAACGTGGCGACGCACCGCAATGGCATCGGATACAGAAAGTGGCTCCACATCGACGGCTTCAGTGAGTCGGTGCTGGACTACATCGCCCAGCACGAACAGGGTCTTGGAGGTTGAGAGCATGGCTGGTAAGATATTTTGGCCAGACGGTCTCACAGACACAATCTCTCATACACAGAATGACATTAACCACAACATGCTCTGGAACTACTCTAGTGGAGTCGACACCGGGTTTGTTGAATACATGGATGATCGTGTTGATGCGATGAAGCGTGAGGCAGAAGAGGCTCGGGTATTGGTCGAGTGTCAACGTGCTGATGAGCTCTTGCTGCTCTGTACAGGAGGGTGAGGTATGGCCTCTGATCCGCGAAACGCCAACGTTTTTGGGTATATGTATGGTTGGGATGATGAGATGAAGCTTAGGCATCACCATGAACTTCAGAAAGAGCTCATGTGTCGAAATAAAGAGGCCGAGCTCTATGCGATGGGATACCACCCACAGTTTCACCCAGATGCCGCCTGGAATGGCGACATGAATAAGTCACCGCAGCAGAAAAAGAAGGCAGTAGATAAGAAGCACCCAACCAACCAAGAGCTCTTGCTCTTACTCTAAGGAGAAGTAACCATGGCATTTACCGTAAAACCGCTTGCTGCACTCTTGGCACTCACCAGCGAGAAGGTCGATGAGCTGCTGGCACCTGTCCGTGCTCGTGGCATCAAGGCCAAGGCCGACCTCGAACAGGCCAAGATCGAGGAGAAGCTGATCTCGCTGGAAGGTGAAATCAACAAGCTCTGTGCCAACAAGGAGCTCGACTTCGACGTCATCGTCGGCAAGATGAACGAGTACGATCTTCTCGAGCGCAAGCTGAAGCAGATCAAGCAGCTCATCTCCGAGCTCTTCCCGACCAACTAAACGGCCCACCGGGTCAGAGGAGACTAACGTGGAGAAAAACCAGGTGAGGTTGTGGGCCTTCAGGGCCGTGGTGGTAGGTGCTGCGATCGCTGGGTTGGCTCTCATGTCAACCCTGCTGTTCGCAGCGGCCAAGGCAGGCGTCGCGCTCATCGGGCTCGTCGTCATCGGTCTCGTGGGCTTCGGGCTCTTCTCATCGCTCCCGCTGCTGGGACAGGTGCTTGAAAACCGCCTGCTCATGCTGCGGAAGAGCGAGGCGCGCAAGAACCCGATCGAGCAGCTGGAACAGTTCTTCATCGACAAGCGCGACCGCCTCAACCAGTTCAGGTCTGCCGTCATCAAGATCGACGCCCAGATCCGTCGGCTGAAGGACATGGTGGCTGAGCGCAAGAAGACCAAGCCCGGGTACGACCCCACCGAGCAGGAGAAGGCGATCAAGGCGATGGAGGGTGCTCACTTCGTCCTCAAGGTGCGCTATGAGAAGGGCGAGATCGCGCTGAACGAGCTGAAGGACGCGATCGATGAGCAGCGGTTCAAGCACGAGTTCGCACAGGCCGGTCAGTCGGCGATCGCGGCGCTTAACTCGGCGTCGGCAGAGGACCTGATCAAGGACATGTTGGCAGACGAGGCGAACAAGGCCGTGCTCGACAACTTCAACACCGTGTTCGCGGAGCTGGAGCTCGACGCCAAACAGCTCACCGTGACAGACCGCATGGATTTTGGTGGGATGTACCTTGACCTCAAGGACATCAACCTCGTTGCGGGAGACACACAGTGAGCTTCTGGAAACTTCTCGGCATCATCGGTGCAGTGGCCGCTGTTGCCTTGACCTGTGTCGTCATCATCGTGACGTCGCCCACTGATGTACAGGTATCAGCCTCACAGCCACCTGTCTATGTTAATCAAAAGTCGTTCAACTTCTAATCATGAAGATACCTATACACTTGGCAATTGCGGCAGCCATCCTCACGGCTGTGGTGTTAGTTCTTCATGTGATGAAGAGGAGTTGTGAGGAGAAGGGCGGTGTCTTCATCGTCCGAATTACTGAGTGTGTTAACCCGCAGTTTGTTATTAGATAAAGGAGTCCACCATGAAGCTCACCATCCCACGCGTCTACTGCGCCTTTGTCCTGGCCGTGTTCGCAGGTTTTTTTGTAGCACAACAATCACTGGCGGCAGACCCACCGCCTGCCAAGTGTGACGGCCTCAAGGTCGGCACCGGACCCAAGGGCAAGGGCTTCTCGAAGCTCTACACCGACGTGGCTGATGTCTGCGGTGCCAAGGTCAACATCTGTGAGGTCAACTCAGACGGCGCGCTGGACAATGTCAGCCTGTTGGCCATCAACAAGGTCGACGTCGCCTTCGCCATGGAGGACTCGCTCAAGATCATGGGCAACTCGGACGAGAACATCCGAGCCCTTCGCACCGTGCTCCCGCTCAACATGAGCTATCTGCACATCGTGGTCAGTGCTGCCGGCACGACAGTCGTCGGAGACAGCAAGTACTTCGGCCTCAAGAAGGAGAACAAGGTGGTTCGCGTCACCAAGTTCTCTGAGCTGAAGGGTCTGCCGGTTGGCCTAGTGGGCTCCACATCGCTACAGGTGCGCAAGCTGAACGAGACGTACAACATGGGCATGCAGATCTTCGACTTCGGCAAGGACGACGAGGCCTTTGCGGCTGTCAAGGCGGGCAAGATCATGGCGGCGTTCACGATCAGTGGTGCAAGCATCCACGGTGCCGTCAACAAACTGACGTCGGCCGACGGTCTCACACTCGCCCCGTTCGACTACGCACCGCAGCAGCCGTACGCGCTCAAGAAGGTGAGCTATCGCGGCCTGGGGATCTACGGCACTGATGCCCTCGTGGTGCAGAACTACCTCGTCAGTCGCCCGTTCGTCGGCAAGAAGACGGCACAGGTGGAGGATCTCAAAAAGTGCCTGCTCTCCCAGCTGAATGACTTGAAAGACGGCGACTATGAGCCGGCGTGGAAGGAGGTGAAGTGATGCGTGGAAAAGTGGCTAAGGCTCTGCGTGTAATATCTGACAGCAGAGAGCAGTATCGGAAGTTCAAGCGTGCCTACCATCGCACGCCTACCATGTTTCCGACTGGATTCGTGGCAGAGGTGTGGCGTAACAAGAAACTAGATCTGGCTGAATCCAACCGGAAAAACTAGCACTATTCTCAAGATATAAAAGTGTGTATAGTTATCGGTAAGGGCAACCAACCCCTACCGATAACTGAGGATACACATGGCAACTACAAAAACCGCCGTAACTAAAGCTTCTGGCAAAAGCACCGCAGTCGTAAGTCTGAAGGACAAGCTCAAGGGCTATGCCAAACAAGCCGTCGAGGTCGCAAATGAGACAGGTCCTGGTGGCAGCTTCGTTTCCTTCAAGGCAGGTCAGATCACCGTCGCAGGCGCAGCAGTCGCTGGCAACAAACTTGACGTCATCGTGGTGGCGTCCACGCTCGAGAACGCCTACTATGGCGGCGACTATGACTCAGACAACCCGCAACCCCCTCTGTGCTATGCCTTCGGCGACAAGCTGGATGACATGGCGCCACATGAGAAGTCTGCTGAACCGCAGCACAGCTCGTGCAAGGGCTGTCCGCACAACGAGTTCGGCTCGGCCGAGAAGGGTAAGGGCAAGGCCTGTAAGAACGTAGTCCGCCTAGCACTCCTGCCGGGCAAGCCGCTCACCGAGGAAGCTGTCGAGCGTGGTGATGTCGCCTACGCGAAGCTCCCCGTCACGTCCGTCAAGGCCTACTCACAGTATGTGAAGCGCCTCGACGCCGCGTTCGAGCTCCCGCCGTTCGCCTTCGTCACTCAGATCGCGACCCAGGTCGACAGCAAGACGCAGTTCAAGGTCACGTTCGAAGACGCCGCCATGATCGACGATGACGACATCCTCGCCCTCATCATCAAGCGCCACGAGGCTGAGACCGAGACCATCGGCTTCCCCTACCCAGAACCACGCGAAGCTCCTCCCCCACCGGCGCGTGGCGGTAAGAAGGCGGTCGCAGCCAAGACCCGCAAGTACTAAAGCCCTGTAGTAAAAGGACCCAGCAATTGGGCTGGGTCCTAACCTGCTGGACTTGAAAGATGACCACAAAAGAAATTCTATCAAAGGGCTGGAATCAGCTCAACAAAGACCTCATGCTGTTCAGTGAGGAAGACCTCAAGAAGCTGATCGAGGCTGAGAGAAAGAGCCAAGCACGTCTCCGCGTCATGGTTCGCCTCTACCACCGTTACTCCAAGCTCCGCGGGATCCGTGAGAAGGCTGAGCTGGCAGGGTGCGCGCGTGGCTAAAAAAGTCGGGTTCGTTGACTTTGAGACGGAGGAGATCAAGCCACGGCCTGAGTATCCACCGAAGCCCGTCGGCGTCGCCATCCGAAAACCTGGTGCCAAGAAGAGCCGGTACTATGCCTGGGGCCACCCAACAGGCAACAACTGCACACGTGAACAGGCGATCGCAGCGCTGCGTGAGGTGTGGGACGATCCCAACATCGAGATCAGCTTCCATAACGGTAAGTTCGATACAGATGTGGCTGAGACCCACCTAGGTCTCCCTATGCTGCCGTGGCACCGCATCCACGACACGATGGTACTTGCGTTCCTGATCGACCCACACGCTAAGGAGATCGGCCTCAAGGAGCTCGCACAGAGTCGCCTAGGTATAGACCCAGAGGAACGAGATGCTGTGCGTGAGTGGTTGATCAACGCCGGCATCGTGAGCCGTGCCAACAAGAAGAGCTGGGGCGCGCACATCTCAAAGGCGCCTGGTGACATCGTCGGCCTGTACGCCGAGGGTGACACAGACCGCACCAAGCTCATCTTCGAGTCGCTGCTGCCAGAGGTCCAAGAGGCAGGCATGGTGGGCGCGTATGAGCGTGAGCGCCGTCTGATCCCCATCCTCCTTGAGAATGAGCGCCACGGTGTCCGCGTAGACGAGGTCTCACTCTTCGAAGACGTTCAGGTCTATCGCGTCGCCATCCAGAAGGCTGAGCAGCAGATCTTCAAGATGCTGGGTTGTGAGTTTAACATGGACGCGGGTGAGGATCTTGCAAACGCACTAGACGCCAAGTACTCAGGCATCGACTGGCCACTGACGCCCAAAGGTGCCCGCTCGACGTCTAAGGACGCGCTGAATGAGGTCTTTGATACAGCACAGCTGCCTCCTCTGCTCCTCGCCCTATTCCACTACCGTGCCTCAGTGGTCACGTGTATGCGGAATTTCATGGAGCCGTGGCTTGAGACGGCGCTGAAGACCAAGGGGTGGATCCACACACAGTGGAACAGCGTGGCACAGTCTGAGGGCGGAGGTGCTCGCTCTGGGCGCTTCTCATCATCGCCCAACTTCCAGAACATCCCGACGCTCAAGTCGCCTAAGTTTAAGCGTGCCATCCAGCTGTGGGAGCAGCACCTCAAGAAAAAAGGTCTTCCACCACTTCCATCGGTGCGCAGCTACATCATAGCAGATTCGGACAAGCACGTCATCCTCGACCGCGACTTCTCACAGCAGGAGCTGCGCGTGCTCGCCCACTTCGAAGATGATGAGATGATGCAGGCGTTCATTGATAACCCAGCGTTGGACCTACACAACTTCGCCGCTGAGGTCTTGTTTGGTGAGGCCACGCCTGAGAACCGCAAGACAACAAAGAACATCGCCTTCGGCATCTTGTATGGGATGGGGCTTGGTAGTCTTGCAGAAACGATGGGTACAGACGTCAATAATGCCAGGGGTTATCGCACCAAGTACCTCAGCCGCTTTAGTGGGATCAAGGACATTCAAAAGGTCCTCAAGGAGCGTGCTGAGAACAATGAGCCCATGTTTACCTGGGGAGGTCGTCGCTACTACTGTGAGCCACCCAAGGTCATCGATGGCCGGCTGCGGACGTTTGATTACAAGTTGTTCAACTACCTCATCCAAGGCTCATCTGCCGACTATACAAAGGAGGCTTTGATCAGGTACGATGCGATGAAGAAGCATGGAAGGATGTTGTTGACGGTGCATGATGAAGTGCTCGGCTGTTGCCCCACAAAGGCGTGGAAGAGTGAGATGAAGTTGTTAAAGGAAGCCATGAATGACATCCCACTCGGCGCACCCATGCGCTCAGATGGTGAATATGGCTATCGTTGGACTGAACTACAGGAGTGTGACTGATGGCAACACCGTTTATGGTAGGTTCTCCTACGCACGTCGATGCGCAGATCAACCAGACAAAGAGAGACTTGGCCGAGATAGAGGCCATCACGCAAATCATCGATGAGGAGGACCGTGTGAAGTTCACCCGAGCCTACATGCAGATGAAGGTAGCGTTCGAAGACGCCGGCGAAGTTGCTGGGCGCTTGGCACTCGCCAAGATGGGCATGGAGCAGCAGCTGATTGCCCTTGAAGAGGAGAAGACTGATGGCAGTCACTAAGATCACAGCGTGGTCATTCAGCCGCTGGGCAGCATATGAAGAGTGTCCGGCTAAGGCCAAGTACAAGTTCATCGATAAGCTGCCAGAGCCCCAGGGCGAAGCGCTTGCCCGCGGTGAGGCACTCCACACACTCTGTGAGCACTACCTCCGTGGCATCAAGAAGACGGTGCCGAAGGACGTCACCAAGATCTCGACCGAGCTCAAAGACTTCCGCAAACGCGGCGCGCTGCCTGAGGCTGAGTTCGCCTTCAACCGCGAGTGGCAGCCAGTCAGCTGGTTCGACAGGTCGGCGTGGTGCCGTGTAAAGGCTGACGTGACCATCCCACCGCTGCTCGATGACGAGCCGCCGACGGTTGAGGTCCACGACTTCAAGAGCGGCGCCAAGCTCGACGCCAAGACAGACACCGTCGTCTACAAGTCTGAATATCCACTACAGACTGAGCTCTACAGCTTGGCGGGCCTGTTGACTTACCAGGCCGCTGAACAGGCACGCTCTTCGCTCGTGTTCATCGACCATGGCCGCACGGTGGTGAGTGAGGAGGTCTTCACCCAGAAGGACGTGAAGGACCTGAAGAAGCGGTGGGAGATGCGGACCAAGAAGATGCTGGCAGACACGGTGTTTAAACCGAAGCCAGGCAACGGTTGTCGGTGGTGTAACTTCAGCAGATCAAAGGGAGGCCCCTGTGCTTATTGATGGATTTAATGATGTGATGTTGGACCTGGAGACGCTCGACACAAAGCCGGGCGCCGTGCTCTTATCGATCGGAGCCGTGTACTTCAACGCCGAGCTTCAAGTGCTTGGCCCTACGTTCCACGAGATTATCTCACGTGACTCGTGTCGCGGCTACGGGCTGACGGAGAGCAAGGACACGATCGAGTGGTGGAACAAGCAGAAGCCTGAGGCGCTCGGCACGCTCTTCAAGGCCTGTGACCCGTCGTATGTGAACCCATTGACCGACGTGTTGGTACGCTTCAGTGAGTTCATTGGCGCCGCAGAGAAGCCGCAGAAGGTCAAGGTGTGGGGCAACGGCTCAGACTTCGACAACGTGCTCCTAGATGCTGCCTACAGGGCCGTCAACATGGAGACTCCATGGAGTAATTACAATGGCCGTTGTTATAGGACGCTAAAGAATTTACGGCGAGACATCAAGTTGTCAAGAAGCGGCGTCTATCACAACGCGCTTGACGATGCGATCTCACAAGCTGAACACGCTGTGGAGCTACTGAATGCGCTCAAAACCAAAGCTTGAGAAGACGATCGAGGCTGACTTCGTGAAGGAGTGTAAGCGCCTCAAGCTGCCCGTCAAGCTTAGGAAGATGAACGGACTTGGCTACGCCTCGTGGCCTGACCGCCTAGTGGTGGGGCCGTTCAGCTTCTTTCAGTGGATCGAGTTCAAGCGCCCTGACATCGGCAAGCTCTCTCCAGGCCAGGCAGACCTCTTTGAGGAGCTCGAGGCCTGGGGTCACGGCGTTCCCATCTTCACTGACGGCTTCGCCGCCGCCAAGTTCGTCGAAGACCAACTAAAGGCTCACATCCTTTGCCAATAGCTGAGAACTGGGAACCGCTCCCCTACATGGAGCGGGCGGTACAGCACCTGCTTGAGAACGCACACGCTGGTTTATTTCTCAAACCGGGGATGCGGAAGACCAGCATCACGCTCGCCGCCTATGACATCCTCCGTGACATCAAGATGGTCGGAGGTCTTCTCGTCATCGCACCACTCCGCGTGATCCACACATCGTGGCCACGTGAGGTGAAGAAGTGGAAGGAGTTTGAGCATCTGTCGGTCGGGATCCTACACGGGCCCAAGAAGGACAAGGTCCTAGCGGAGAAGCACGACGTGTACCTCATCAACTACGAGGGGCTGGAGTGGCTGTTCGGAGCGCTTGGTGCTAAGCGCTGGCCGTTTGACATGCTCGTCGTCGATGAGAGCACCAAGCTCAAGAACATCTCCTCCAAGCGCTTCAAGCTGCTAAAGCCGCACCTCAAGAAGTTCAAGCGCCGCGTGATCCTTACCGGCACACCGATGGCTAACCACCTCATCGACATCTTCGGCCAGATCTACGTGATGGACATGGGTCAGACGTTCGGTGCCTACATCACCCACTGGCGCAACCGCTTCTTCTACCCAACAGGGTTCGGTGGTTTCACCTGGGCGCCCAAGGAGGGCACTGAGGAGGCGATCCAAGAGATGACGGCGCCGACGTGCTTCTATGCCCACGACGACGACTGGTTGAAGCTGCCTCCCATCCTTGAGAAAGACATCGAGATCGAGCTCCCACCCAAGGCAATGGCGGCTTACCTACAGATGGAGGACACACTGCGGCTCGACTTCAAGGAGGGTCGGATCAATGCTTCGAATGCCGCTGTGGCAACAGGCAAGTGTCGTCAGATCGCCAACGGAGGCGTGTTCATCGATGCCTCTGAGAACAAGTGGCAACAGATCCACGACGCCAAGACCGAGGCCGTGGTTGATCTCATCGAAGAGCTGAGCGGTGCGCCGGCGCTCGTCGTGTATGAGTACCGACATGACCTCGAACGGCTGCAGAAGGCATTGGGTAAAGACACGCCCTTCATCGGCCGTGGTGGTGTCAAGCCGGCAAAGATGCCCGAGCTCATCAATGAGTGGAACAGAGGTAGAATCCCCTACATCATTGTCAACGCGCAGTCGATGGCACACGGTGTCGATGGGTTGCAGGAAGCCGGCCGTGCTGTTATCTGGCACTCACTCACCTACAACTACGACGACTACTTTCAGCTGATCAGACGGCTACAGCGCTCGGGTCAGCGAGAACGCGTCCTCGTGGCCCACATCATCGCCAAGGGGACCGTAGACAGAGCTGTCTTGGGAATGGTGCGGGCGAAGGGTAAGACCCAGCGGAACTTCTTCGATGCGCTGCGTAGATATTGGAACACAGAGAGTTGAAAATCTGAGAGAATAGGTGTTGCTTCATTGATCTTGTTAAGGAGTGTTTGATGTTCTCACTACCCCCGTTCGTCTGCGTCTCGCAGACCAAGGCAGCATCAGCCATTGTGCTCTCGTACAATGAGGCCGATGACACCGTCCTCTACGTTCCGATCGATACCCTGAAGGGCGTCGTCGAGACCACCAAGAAGTTCTTCAAAGAGTATCACACCACCGACTTTCCTGTGAAGCGCGCGGCAGGGCACTATTGTGCCGAGACGACCCGCCGGCCGTTCGACATGGCCACCTTCAGAGAGCTCCGGAAGCTAACCACCAATCACCTCATGCCTGAGCACGTCACCCTTGGCGAGCTCAAACGCATGGTCGTCACCATTTTTTCAAAAGACGGGAAGCGTATTCGCTCAGTTACGCCGCTCGACTATTTCCCTACCACTGAGCGACCAAAGGAGTCAGAAGATATGGCAACAGCAGCAAAGAAACCCGCAGCAAAGAAGCCGGCCGCTAAGCCGGTAGCCAAGGCAGCAGCCGCAAAGAAGGTAGCCGAGAAGGTCGTAACGGCATCCGCCAAGAAGGCTGAGAAGCTACAGGCCAAGCCCAACAAGGAAGACAGTGGCGAGACCCGCGGCCGCAAGCCAGGTGCTGGTGCTCTGATCCGTGAGCTGATCCTCGCAGGCAAGGAGTCTGACGCGATCTTGGAAGCGGTGAAGAAGCAGTTTCCGGATTCGAAGGCAGGTCCGGCAGATGTCAGCTGGAACCGCTCGAAGTTGAAGAAAGACGGCCTGCTCAAGTAAGGAGGCCGACTATGTTAATCCTGTTGGAAGGTTGTGACGGGTCGGGGAAGTCCACAACTGCCAAGCTCTTGGCAGAACGGCTACCCGGTGCCGTCACCGTCCACCACGGTTCGTATAAGGGGCTCGGTCCCCAAGAGCTGAGCGTAGCGTATATGGCATCACTGCGCTCAGCTCTTGGTGGCGCCCACACGATCATGGACCGTTCCTGGCTCTCAGAGCCCATCTACGCTGACGTCTTCCGCAATGAGCCGTCACGCATCTCCTCAGTCAGTCGACGCATGCTTGAGCGCGCAGCTCTGCGCTGTGACGGCGTTGTTGTGCTGTGTAGACCACCGTTTGAGAGATGTCTACAAACATTCCGCGGCCGCCTAGCCGAGGAGATGTTGAAGGACTCAGGTCAACTGAAGCGGGTCTACGACGGCTACCAGCTGCTAGATACCCACCTCCCAGTCGTTGAGTTCGACTACACGACCGAGTCGATCGACCAACTCATGATGTGGATCGAGGCAGCTGTGTTGGAGCGGCGTGCACATATCAAGGTCACGCTCTTGGGCGACCGGCCGAACGTACGCACCCACGTCCAAGAGGCGCTCCAGGTCCCATTCGTCTCGTTCACAGGCGCTGGCTGTTCTGAGTGGTTAGCCGCTCAACTAGACGATGCTGGGATCAGCGAGTACAACCTCAACTGGGCCAACGCGTTCACACACGACGGAAAGGACAATGATACAGACCTCCTCATCCCCGGCGGTGAGGTCATTGCCCTTGGCAACTATGCCAGCACGTGGTGTCGTAAATATGGCGTGACCCACCAAGTCTGCCCGCACCCGCAGTACCACAAGCGGTTCTACTTCAGCCGCGAATATCCACTCATCAAGGAGCTCAAACGTGTCCTCGAACGCCCATAGGATCACCTCATTCCGCAAGATATACGAAGACCTCAACAACACCGGACTGCCCAGTCGGCCACGCGGTCAGCTGACGATCGAGCTGTTGGATTACCAGTATACGCTGGCGCCGTTCGACCGCTTCCCAGCCTTCCCGAGCCGCAAGTTGAATCTGGACTACATCAAGGCAGAGACGCTGTGGTATTTGAAGGGTGACCTCGAGGATCTGTCCATCTGTGACCACGCGAAGATCTGGGCGGACTGTGTAACCTATGGGAAGCTGCACTCGAACTATGGGTACTACATCTTCAAGGAGGGCGGCATCGACTACGTCGTTGACTGCTTGACACACGACAAAGACTCACGCCGAGCTGTCATCACCATCCTGGCCGATGACCACTTGTTCCTACAGAACAAGGATGTACCATGCACCTCGCTCCTCGCCTTCCACATCCGTGGCACGTTCCTCCACTGCTCAGTCCACATGCGGTCGCAAGACGCCGTGTTTGGCATGGGGAACGATGTGCCCTTCTTCTCTATCGTACAGGAAATGGTGCTCAAATATCTGCAACGCGTGTACCCAGACCTACAGATGGGCACGTTGACGGTCAAGGTGGACTCGTTCCACGCCTATGAGCGGCACTTCGACCTCCTCGACAAGCTGGTGAAGGAAGAGCAGATATACGTCGAGGCACCGAGGATCTCAAGCGCCAGTGAGGTAGATGATATGCGGGCTGGTAAGTTTGACACAGTAGGTGGGCTGTTTCAGAGCTGGTTGGTAGACTGCTATGCGCCCGACGCGTGATCAATACTTCGCCGACATGGCGAGCCTCGTGGCACGACGCTCCACGTGTCTACGGCGGAATGTAGGCGCTGTGGCCGTCAACGCGCGCGGCCACGTGCTTGCCACTGGGTACAACGGCGTGCCGATGGGCGTGTCGCACTGTAACGACCACGACCAGTTCCACGAGACTGGTTTTCCGCACGCGTGCACCGCGGCGAATGCGGCCAGTGGTACTGCTCTCGACGGCTGTCATGCGATCCATGCTGAGCAGAACATGCTATTGCAGTGCCGAGACCCGTGGGACATCCACACTGTCTACTGCACCGCGTCGCCCTGCATCACCTGCATCAAGCTTCTCCTCAACACCTCATGCGAGCGGATCGTGTTCCTAGAGGAGTATCCACACCCAGAAGCACGTGACCTGTGGGTATCCATCAAGGGTCCAACCGGTTGGGTAAATCATGGAGAATTAATGGTATAATACTCTAAATAGGAGAGGGTTGTGGAGCTGCCTCAGAAGGTCGAGGACAAGATTGTCCGCGTGACAGAGACAGGGTGTTGGTTGTGGGTCGGTGAGCTGAACCGCAACGGCTACGGGATCCTGACGATGCCAGGCGGTAAGCGGATGGTGGCCCACAGGGCTGTGTGGGTCGTGGTTGGCAGGTTGTTGCGAAACGCCAAGACCCACGTACTTGACCACACGTGTAGGACGAGGTGCTGCGTAAACCCGCACCACCTTGAAGAAGTTACCCATGCCGAGAACACCAAGCGCGGCATCGCTGTTTTGTTTAGGAGAGAACCATGAACATGCGTAAGACGATGCAGAAGTTCCACGAACACAGAGACGGACTGGTCTTCTGGACCTCCCTCTGTGCATTAGCGGTCTACCTTGTGGTAACACTGTGGCCATGATCAGCAGGCTTCAGAAGGGAGGCGCTGAGCTCTACGCGTTGTGCCTACGTGCGTGGATCCGCTATCTGTGGGCGACGTATGTCATTCTGTCGCACGGAGCATCGGACAAGGTGCTCGATGACATCGAGGCAAACATAAGCGAGCTAGAGGAACAGCTTGAGCGCTTTACCATCTACCACAACCTGAGGAGCACACGCCATGGCTGAGTTTCCATCTGATGAGTGGTGGGTAGAGAATGGGCTTGGTGACTATTCACACTGGCGGAAGCTGGACGATGACACGTGGGTATGTCTTGGAAAGATGCTCTACACAACGGCCATCCTTGTTGACGTTATGGAAACTGGATACGCTTTCCGCTACTGCTTTGAAGACCGCGCCAAGGCTGTTGAAGAGCTCTCCAAGATGGAGACCATCGACTCAGTGCCGGAAGGCTACATCGTGCGGAAGCCTGAGCTGTTGCCAACTAAGCTCATCTACATCGGTGATCACTTCTACAGTGAAAGCCGCTCCATGATGAGCCCGATCTACACAGAGGACGGCCAACGCTATGACTGGGGCTTTGTGCAGCGTGATCTCAGAAACGGCCATGAAGTCACTATCCGCCGCGCAACGGCTGCAGAGAAGAAGGTGTATCAGGTTAGGCTTGAAGAGCTGAAGGAGAAGTTCAAATGAACTCAGACGCGATCTACTTCAGGGCAGAGGAGCTGCTTGAGCGCCTGCTGCTGCCCAAGCTTCAAGAGCACAGCGCTGGTGGCGTGGTGTACTACACAGGTGATGACGTCACCGTCTGCCGACGTACCTCTTTGCCATTAGTTGTTCGCTCTTCGGACATCGGTTATCAGATCATAGGTGGCTGGGTCGTCGGGCCTGGTGAGCTGTACAAAGAGATTGAGCGTACGTACTCGAAGAAGGAGTGAGTGAATGAACTGCCCTAAATGCGGATACAGCGACAACGGAACTGGAGACATGGTGCATGCATGCAACACAACTTTTCCATACCAGCGTGCCACCCCAGAGCAGCCGAAGGGGCTGGAGGTTGTTGATATTCCTGATGAATTACATGACTGGTGGGCGTCTGGTTCTGAGGATTTCTACGAATTTAAGAGTCTTGTAACTAAGGCAATGAGTGCCCACGCAGAACAAGTAAGAGCGGAGACGATTGATGAGTGTTGGAAGGTTTGCGAAGCGAAGGAAGCTGAATTGCGCGCACTCAATGATCCAGATACTTACGGACGTATGGCGGATGGTGCAGGTGAAGCTGCTGATAGTGTCCGCGCCCTTGGAGAGAAGAAATGAGTGAACAAGAGTTTGATCTAGCCTTTGACCAGATGTTGAGGACGTTCGGTAAATCGACTGTAGGTGCTTTCAATGTAAAGGAATATGTAGAAGTAATGAAAAAGCAACTCCAATCCTCCCGCGAGGATGTAGAGAGGCTGGCGAACGAGCTGCGTAATGTACTCCCTTGGGTTGTGACTCAGGAAGTGGCGTGTAACGGCCTTAAATGCAGAGAGGCGGTTTGTATGTCTTGCAACATGGACGCAGCAGAAAACGCAGAGAAAGCCTCTCAAGCATCAATCAAGGCCAGTGAAGCCCTAGCCGCCCACGACAAGGCTAATAGTTAAGGAGAAGTGAGATGAAATTCCACAGCACACGTTATGCAATCACGGCCGCTTTCGGGGCTTTATGTGTAGGTGTCGTTACAGCGCTATTCCGGGATGTTCAACTATTCCCATTGCTTCTGTTGATCGTCACAGGAAGTTTTGCTGTCGGGCTGGCATGCAAGATCGTAATCCCATTTCATCAAGACGGCGACAGCTAAGGAAAATGATATGAAAGACTTTCTTGTTATCGCTATAGGAATTATCACGATACTCGCGGTCATGGCTGGCGGAATGTATGCAGCGCGTTTATTCAGCAACGCAACAACGCCTATCACCATGCACCAGCCAAAGCCCGGCATCACTTGCGCAGCTATGGTTACTGCTGACGGCGCAGCTTTGTCTTGTTGGAAGGACTAAACCATGAACACCACAAACAATGATGCATGCAGGGAGCCGGTTGCTGAGGTAGTGCGAATTCACTACAACGGTGACAATCGGAATATCGGGACGCAGCTATGTAATTTGCTACCCGGTGTGAGAGTTATGGACGGCACGAAGCTCTACACCGCCCCTCCCTCTGTCGAGGCGCTGCAAAAGGAAGTGGCCGAACTGAAAGAACAGCTCGAATTCACCAAGCAGCAGGTCATCTGTGAAATGGAAAACACCGAGCACTTCAAGCAACTCACCCAAGCGCAGGCCGCTAAGGTGCCGGATGAGCATGTTGGTGTTGTGGGGCTTGATCATCGCATTCTTTATAACCCGCGCTGGGAAGACCTTGCTCCACACACTAAGCTATACGCCAAGCCGCAGCGCAGCGCATCCGAACGGTTGTTCTCTGCCGTTAAAAAGGTAATTGATGATCGCCTGACCACCTATAAGACCAAGGGCGGCCATTATGTAAGCCTTGAAATAAATGGCGAATTGGCTTGGATTCTCCCTTGCGATCTGTGGCTTGAATTGGAAGCGGCTTACGAGAGTTCCGCCGCCCCAGCACCGCTTACCGTAGCGCAGGGCTTGCCTGTTTCACAGGAGCCGAAATACACGACGGACGGCAATCACATCATCAACCGCGCCAGCGGCGAACCGATCCCGCACGATGAGCCGATCTTTATATTCCGGGCTCGCGACCGCTATGCAGTTCATGCGCTGGATGCGTATTTGAATCGGTTGCCGATTAACCCAGACCCAACACAGAACACGCATTGGCATGCTGTACGTCATCGCACCAAGGACTTCGATGACTTCGCAGAAGCTCACCCGGAGCGCATGAAGCAGCCCGACACCGCCCCGCCCCAATCAGAGACGGATAAGGAGCGGAAGCATGTTTAAGGTACACGGCTTCCTCAATAACAAAAGGGTCATCAACTGGCGGATGGAACACCTGCCTAGACTTGGCGACACCCTACGTTTCGCTGGCGAAAAGTACGGGACAGTCACAGAGGTCATCTGGTGCATAGATGAATCAGACAAGGAAGGTCAGCGGGTGAATTTACGCATTGAGCACGCACCCGACCAACCGCAACACGCTGATGGGGAGGGCGGGAAGTGAAGTTTCTACGCACCAGGGAGTGCGAGATTTGCCGCACTGAAGGCTTTGTCGGTCGGCTGGTACATAAGCGGCAACATCGAAAAAGGCCGCACAGCCTGACGATCAAATACAACAACCCGAAAGCCCTGCACAACCTCGCAGACCGGAGAAACAAGAAATGACACCAAACACCGAAGGACTGACCAACACCACACAGGAAGAACTGATTGACGCTCTGCAAGCCGCAATCCTTAACGGTGAGTTACCAGCAGCTTGCGAGGGTGCTGTTGATTGGATTCAGCGTCATCTTAGCAGCACCCCGCCAGCCGAGCAGCCAGCAGCCGAAGGGATGACGGATGCGGAGATTGATGACTTAACGTATCTCCTAGACCTCTACGACACGGAAAGCAGTGCTAATGTTGTTGGCCCGCGTAATTTCGCCCGCGCCATCATTGCCCACCTTGCCAGCAAGCGGGACGGGGAGGCATTTCCGTACCATGAGACTTTTAACGCGATAGGCGATGCTGTCCGTATAGAGGGTACAAACCTAGCAATTAGCGTCATCAAGTTCCGTGAATCGTTTGCCCGTCGAATGGCCGCCCACCCACCCGCCAATCAGGGAGCAGACCATATCGAGCACAACCTCGAAATGGTTGAAAAGGCTACGGGGAGTGGAGAGCTGCCGGCGTTACAGGGTCAATTAAAGGCAGACATTGAGAGCCTATGCAGTTTTGTTGTGCCAGATCGTTTGCGGCAGCGGTTGGAAGCCGAAAAGATCGTTTCACAAATTGAAGCCTACGCCCGTCAAGCCATCGCCCAATGTGGGGATAGGAGGGATGCTCTACGTTATCGCGTTCTAAGCCGCTGCTGCAATAACCACATGATTGCTCCAATAAGTGTGTCTGAGTTCGATACCGTATCTTGGAACACAATATGCAGTAGTGATGAACTTGATGCTGCCATTGATGCCATCGCCAAGGGGCAGAATGTCAAGACAACCCTTTGACCTCCCTGAGTGGGATGACCCTAGCGCAGGTCCAGAATTCTTCGAGCCGCGTTTTCGAGATCTTCTTGAGGATACTGAGCAGCTGGAGCAAGCGCTCGTCCTAGTGGACCACGCAGCGGAGGTTCTGCGGCGTACAGCCGCTTGGCCATTCCCGTCCTCGACAGCTGAGACACACCAGGCGCCAAGGACGCGGCCGCACCAGGGTGCGCTGCTGCAGCCATTGCCAAAGACAGCGGACCAGTTCCGCGCATCTGAGGCGCCTGACGAGTAGCCAGGGTCTGTGCTACCTCTGGTAGATCCTTGAGTGTTGCCATCATCGCGCGGGTGTCACCGCTCATCGTGGGCTCTAGACGCTCAATCAGCTCCTGGTTGCGTGGGTTGTGGATCGCACCATACAGCTCTTCAGCCGAGTTAAACGGACGGTTCCGAGAGCCTACCTTCCGCGCAAACGGGTTCTGGACCACAGCTGGTGCTACGACGTCTGAGTAGAACTGCTTGGCACGCTTGTACTGATCAACGACCTCACGGGTGCCAGAGTTTGTAGAGGCCCAACGCTCGACCTCATTGTCGAGACCTGAGCGCAGATCTTGGAGCAGCTGTTGGGCGCGCGACTGAGCTGCCGTCTTGTTAGCAGGTTGAACTCGGTCGAGTGAACCGATGGCCTTGTTGACAGCAACACGCATGTCGTGGTATGTCGTCATCGGGATCCCTGCTGCTTTGATGTCCTTCTGAGACGCACCCTTCTGCAACGCATCACCTATCCAGGTTAGCGCCTTGTCATCGTAGTTGTTGACCAGATTCACAGCGAGCTCAGCGGCCTCATCACCACCCACAGCCTTCTTCTGCATGCTCAACAGCTGTGGCACGGAGTAGATGGGTGTGACGTTGCCGACGCCTTTCTGCAGCGCCAGGTCATCAACAGCTTGGTACATATCACGAGCCTGTTTGTAGCGCTCACCGATCGAAGCCTTCAACTCTTGTGAGAGGTTACCACCAGGCACAACCTGTTCAGCCATACCTCCACCGGGTACAGGCACTTGGCGGGTCGCGTCAAGGCTCTCCTTCAGCTTCTCGGCCTGGCGTTGAACTCGACCGGGATAGCTTGCCATGTTCCGCTCCATGTTACCGATCGGAGATGATGCGTCCAGTTGGCCTATGGTCGGACGCAGCTCACCTGTGAGCCCTGCTCGTTGGGCCGCTGTGTCAGTGTCCAATAACCGTTGACCAGCCGGTGTAAACTTACCGCGCGCGGCGTTTAAGCCTCGACCGACGTAGTCAAGACCCTTGAGACTGAGACCCGTTGTGGCTGCATCAATGCCGCCCTCAAGTGCCGACGTGGCAAGCTCTTGGCCGATGCCGCGGGGACGATCAGGGCCTCCGCGCAAGAAGCCAAGACCACCGGCAGTGGCCATCTGGGCTGGGATGGTAGCAGGCGCGATGGCATATGGGATGACCTCGGCACCGAATGAACCAACTTGACCAGCCGGTGTTTCACGGAGCTGACGAAGTGCACCGCGGCGCTGGGCGCGTTCATTGCCGATCTCAGCAATGCGTTGCTGCCCGGCTTCGCCTTGGCCTGGGAACGCCAGTTGAAATTTCTCAGCACCAGATACGAACGGTTCTTGTAGCGTACCACCGAAACCGGCAAGCGCGCGCTTTACCCATGACGGCTCGATCTCTTCAGCGATTGAGATACCCTTGCGACGAGTTGCCTCATTCCGCGCTTGCGTCGGAGCAGTATTGAAGCCACCAGGAGCTTTCGGTGGTGGTACCACGTCACCGGCAATCATCCGGTCCAGGTCTTCGTCACTCAGCTCTTCGTAGTTGATCTCGGCCATTATTGTGCTCCGATGTTAAAGCGACCAGCCACTTGTTTGTTCAACGTAGCCATCTTGGCCATCTCTTCTTTCATGAGTCGTTGCTTGCGAGCATTCCACTCTGGGGATACTACACCAGTCTGCGGGTCCATGTAGTTGTTGATCTCCTTGGCGAAACGGATGCGACTGTTCGCCATGGCCGACATGAGGTCAATCAGCGCGGCGCGGCCCTCGGCCGTAGCTTGAAGACCTGGAACAAGACCGCGTAGGATCTTGTTTTCGTAGTCAGACATCGCACCCGGCAAAAGGTTTTTACCGTCGGCCGTGCGGGTCAGCAACGCCATCTTGCCAGCGATCGAGCCGGCTAGGTTGGCAGCGTCCGTCGCGTCGCCTGTGTCGATACCGAGGGACTTGAGAGAAGAGCGGATACCTTGAATCTTCTCAGCTTGCTCGCCCTCAGGCATGTTCGGCGTCTGATACAGGCGCTTGAGGAGATCCAACTGACTGACAAGCTGTGACGACGCTGCGGCCGCGCCTTGAAGATCGATCGCCTCTTCAGCCAAGGCCTTCCCGGTAGTCTTGGCGCCTTCCTTTTGGAACTCGCGCTTAACTTCGTCCTTCTTCTGCAGGCCGAACGGGGCACCGTACTCTTGAGCGATCTGATTCAACCTGTTCACAGTGTTCGTGTGCAGATCCGGGTTGCCTGGGTTAGCCTCTAAGCGACGGATCAGCCGAGCGACCTCATCTTGAACCTCAGGCGGTAGGTCTACGCCCTCTGTGGACGAAGTCTTACCATCAGGACCTTGCATGCGCAACGACGGACGCGGGCCGGCCTGACCAACTGGAGTTTCCACGGAAGAGATGCCGCCCTGCGGCGCAGCAGGAGGAATTCCACCTGACATAGCTGCGGTGCCTGTCGGAGGAATATTAGGACTACCCACTGACTCTGCATTCTGAGCAAGGATTCGTAGTGCTTCGGCCTGGGCTGCAGCAGTAGCCTCTTCCATCGTCTTGTAATCACCTGCCTCGATGTACTTCTTGGCGAGTGTCTCAGTCATCCTGTTGAGATCAGTCATCGACTTCGGACCGTACGTCGCTACAGGTGCGCCTGAACCTCTGCTGAACACGGTTGTGGTGCCATCTGCATTGCGGCGGAACTCAAAGCCGATAGCACCACCACGACCGCCCAGTGAACGCATTAGAATGTCGTTCGACTCAAGCGCGCGCAGGTCAGCGCTCTGCATCCGGGCCACATCCCCAAGATTCTTGATGTTCTGTTGCGCGCGACCCTGGCGCCCGCGCGAAACGGCTGCACCGGTATTGGCAAGCATCTGGCCGAAGTTACCAACGCGCGGTTCTACCGAAGCTGCACCCAGCGCTGCGTCACCCCAAGCATAGTCGTTGTCACGAGCATTTTCCTGCTCTATAGCAGCACGGAGCTGCTGCATCTGGTCTGCGTAAGCGCCCTGCTGTTGTGTGCGGTAAGCACCTTGCTGCTGCGCCCGCTCCTGCGCCAGTTGTTGAAGCGCACCCATCGGGTTACCGACCGGATCAATTGGACCTGCCATTTGATTCTCCTTAACTGAGAGCGGAGTAAGCGCCCGATGCTCCCTGCCATGCACTCATGAGCGGGCTGATACCGCCTGTGCCAGCGTATGGGTTGGTCGATTGTGTCGTCGATGTACTGGTTGGAGCAGGCATACCGCGGAGCAAGGATGAGAGCCAGTTGAGTTGATTTTGCTGGTAATCACGTTGACCTGTGAAGTCACCGTAGGCCATATCAAGCGACTTCTGAGTCTGATCCTGCTGCTGTTGGCCGACACCGGATTGCATCATCGCGTCTGTATAACCGAGCTGTGAAACAACCTGGCCAAGACCACCGATACGTTGAAGGTCTTGAAGAGCCAGTTGAGACGCGTCACCGTAACCAGACCGCATCAGCTCGCCTTGTTGACGCATCACCGACTCGTTCGTATCACGGAGGGCTCTGTTTGTGAAGTCGGCATTACGCGAGGAGCCGAACTGACCGGCTCCTGTGAATGTCGAATTCACCTGAGGCAACAAATTCTCCGTCAGGTTTCGCTGGCCCAACGTCGCCACGTTATCGACAACCTGTTGTGTATACGGGTTCATGTAGTCGCCGACGACTTGGTGCACGTTCTGCTGAGCCTCGTCCGTAAACGGCTTCCAAGTTCCTTGGTTGGCTTGTATCTGTTGGAATGCCGACTGTTGCGTCGGGTTGAAGCCGGCGATACGACTACCAACGCCATAAGTTCCTACGTTCTTCGGAGGCGCGTACGGCTGATATGCAGTGTTGGCGGCAGTTTGTCCCTGCCCGACCAGATTGCGGGTGGCGCTCTCAAGCCAACCTGGAATAGTCGAAGTGGAGGACTGGTAGTTCATTGTCGGAGTGGTTGCCATGTCACTTTCCTCTCTTCATGTACTGCTCTGGGCGTTTAGCCTTCGGCGGAATTTTGTTAGGTTTTGCCGAACGCTTGTGCTTACGGATATTCTCGCGCATCTCGTCCAGTATTGCAGCACCGGCAGCATTATTTCCATCACCTAGTGCAGCAACTATATCAGCGTCGAAAACGTATTCACCATCAGAGAGGCGTGCGTCAATCAAATCATCCTGTCCACCTGTTGATCCACCGAAGTACCGAGCCAGGCCGCCGTCAGCCATCTTCTTCATACCTGATGAACCCAGCGAATTGTTCTTGAAGAACAACGCTTCGGCGCTGCCGCTTCCGACAGCTGGCTTCTTGACTTGTTCACGCAAATTCTTGAAGTTAGCCGGTGTGTCATACATCGCTCTTCGCGCGGCATCGGCTACCATCATCTTTTTCTGAGCGTCGCTGTACTTCGCGTATGCGTCCTTGCTCTTCTTGGCATCCAGATAGGAGAGAAGACCACCGACGCCAGAGACGCCCACCTTGAAAGCATTCGACCCGAGCAGTTTGTCAAGAGATCCGTCTTTTTCTAGTAGCTTCGATAGGTCGAAACTTTCGGAGGGATACCATGACGATGTATCACCAACGTCCAAATATGATCCTGTAGAACCCAGGTCGTACATACTCGATCCAAAATCATTGAATGAGCCAGTAGAACCCAGATCAAACATGTCAGTGAAGTCAAAGTCATCAAACATTATAATACCCTCCACCAAAGGGATTTCCATATGGGTTACCCATATATCCAACATTATACCCCGTTGGCTGTTCATTAGGCGGCTGCATGTACTGTGCTAGACCACCAAGTTGAGACGCAAACTGTGGTTGGAAACTGCTTGCGCGACGCGGCATGTCTGGTCGATCAGGCTTTCCAGCTACAGCGTCAGTCAAGAAGTCAGCTCCAATATCGCCCAACTTATTTGCGGCAAAACTGGGCAGACTCGGTATCTTGTCGCTTATCATCCCACCGAACTGTCCACCCAGATAACCGCCCAAACCACCCAACGCAGCTTTCTTGACGTCGCCTGTGCTGACAAGAGTACCGAGAGCACCACCTAAGATCGGACCGCCAACCAACGTACCGAGTCCTCCCGCCAAAATACCTGCAAAGCTGCCGAAACCGTTGCCGCTCGCATCATCGGCAGCATTCCGCTGCTTCTTGATGTTCTTACGGCGATCACTGAAGTAAGGGTCGTAGGCGTCAACGATTCTCTGTTGGTGCTCCCCAAGACCTCCAGGCATATAGCGGCCAATAGAGGCAGCGATGTCGTTGGGATCCGATGTTTCAATCCAACCTGTTCCGCGATCCGACAGACGGTCTCTGAACGCCTTTGCTGCCGCCAGGTCTAGCTGGTCATCATTAGCATCGGGATACATTTGCGAGAGCAGCTTGCGTGTGTACGACACGTTCTGCTTGGTTGCGTCACCGCGTATGCCATGCATGTACGACGCACCGACGTTCTGCTGAAGTCCGCCGACCAGATCACCTTTCTGGCCACCACGCTCTCCACTGGCGCGGCGCACAGAAAGCGGTGTAGAGTACCACGCACCGTACAAAAGATCTTCGTTCTTTGTGCCAGCGAGATCACGCCACTTTGCTTTGCTGACAGGGCGGCCAGAGACGGGGTCGAACCACTGCATCGTTGACGCGTCGAAGATGTTACCCTGTTTCCGTTTCTCTTCTTGCTGACGCAACTTCTCAGCGGCGCGTCTTTGCTTCTGTGCAAAAGTATCTTCACTAGACATAGTATTAGTTCCTGTTATCTCCGGGACCTATGTGGACCAACACCCGACCCATCTGAAAATCACCACCGGCGACGTTAGAGGAAAACTTCAAACTGATAATGCGCTCTTGAGTCTGCATGTCGACATATTCCGTCGTGTCATCAAATACCAACACATCACCAACAGTTACTTCTGAATTTGCAAAACGCTGCCCTATGACTTCAACGGTCATCTCACCAGATTGTACGAAGTCAGGCTCTATGCGTACGATCCGTGTCCAAACATCTTCACCTTCAACTTGACTCTGCACGCCACCAGTCGCATAGCCAAAATTGCTTGTCTGCACATAGCTCTCAATTGCAGTCTGGTTATCCAATATGACGCGGTCAGTACCAACCTCATGCGCGTATGCACTGTAAGTGTTAAACGTGTCTGAGATCGTAGCCGTTGCGCCACTTGTGTTGTCGACGAGCCCTTCGCCTACGATAAAGTCTTCAACCATACCAGACACGTAATAGTTGGAACCACTAATCTGCTCAACCAAACCACTTACGCCTGATGAGACACCAGTCACGCTATCACCAACAGAGATTGTACCAGCGATAGCTGATAGAGTCAAGATGACAAGAGCGTTTGGCAGTGAATCCGTAAGCACAGGATACCTGAAAACCTGCGGGAAATACCCTGCGCCTCGGGTTATCTGGTTGTCGTACCAAACCTGTTCACGGACGTTGTAAATCACACAATGGGAACATTCTTCTGCATCCCCAAACGGGAAATGCCAGATGATCTCACCGAACTTGGAGTTTTTCGTAACCCAAACTTTCTGCCTTGCGGCGTAGTTCAAGTTGTCGTAGAACCAGTTCAGATTCATATTGTTGGGAAGCTCAGCAGTTCTGTTACCGTCACAAGTCATGAAACGGTCGATACCAGCCCAGTAGTACACACCGTCGTACTCGATAACGCTGCTCTGAGATAGGATAGATGACTGTGATGATATGTGTGTGAACCTGAAGATAGCGCTACCGCCGACCCAATCCATACGGATCACCGAATCCAAAGACCAGAGCAGCGCTGCCGGGCCGCTACCTGACCGCAGTTGCATACCCTTTACGATCTTAGCCCCGGTGACTCGGTCAGCACCAGCATCACCGATATTTCCTGCCGATGTCCGCCAAACCTGAGGCTGGTTCGCATCTGACCACTCGACCTGTCCGTCAGAACCATGGCACACAGTGTAGGGTGGGATGGAGAATATACCACCGGACACTGACGGCGCATCCGTGATCACGGTGAATACGCCCGTACCATTGGCTAGGCCGAGATATGGCTGAAAGCCAGTGGCGTCATCGATGTTGGTAAGTGACGTCGCAGCGTGGGCGAGCACAACCGTCCCCTGTGAGCCAACAGCGTCATCGTATTGCGTTGCGGATGACCACACGTAGTCGTCGTTCGGTGTAAAGCCCACAGGCGTGCGATTAGTGGTGGACGCACCAAGGCCATTCTGATCTACCAATAACATCTCAATGCCAAACACTGAAAACATGTACAGCGCGTTCAGTGATGAGCGTGACCACACAAGTACATTGCGAATTGGGCCAGCGAGTTGGTTTGTGATCTGACGATACCCACCCATCTTGCGCGGACGACCGCGTTGAAAACGCACCCACTGTGCATCGGAGTAGTGTTGGCTGTCGAGATCCGTCCCGTCACGTTTTACACCAGGAAGGATAGGTAGCTGTGAAGTTTTGGTAATATCGCCCATATCAGCAGTTGAAGTATCCGATGTCTTTCAAGGCCTTGAGTCGCAAAGGCGTATAGTTGGACGATATTATGGCAGACGCTGCGCCGTTTACTGTATATCCAACGCTTTGTACCGTCACATTATTTGCACCAGCCACACGCAACACAGTGACACGATTGGTTAATGGTTTCGGTATGTCTATTGTAACAGCGCCGGCTGTAGAGTCAACAAGGATAAAGTCATCCTGATAGTTCGACACGTAGCTAGCATCAACAGAACGAATATTTTCAACAGCAGCAAGACCCTCCAACGTGTCATGTGTTGGAACCCTGTCTGAGTTGTGGTAGTGGAGGCGTGTATCACCACCATTCACAAGCTCAGCTTGGTCTTGTTCATTGAGTGCCACGAGACACTCCTAGCGAATTACGATAGTCTTCTTGCGCATCTAACGATTCTCTGAATTTCACTTCTCTGGAGTCTGCGAGGGCAGCTTCCCCTGTAAAAAATTCTGTAAGAACTCTTGTGTCCTCTCTAGATAAGTCCGCTCCAGTGGCTGGGGGGCAGTCACTTCTGGAGGCCGAGGGCACACGGACAGGTCTGGCTTCTGTAAGTTGGCGCAGGCGCTTGACAGCAGCAATGCGCTCAGACTCAATAGCAGCGATCTTTTTCTGAGACTCTTTTTCACGCTCATCTTGTCGCCGCTGTAGTTCGTCAGTCTTCCTCGCAGATTCTCGAACGGCATTATATGCCTCCTTCAGTTGTGTGTTCTCAAGCTCTTTACGCATGGTGTTACGACCACCGTAGTATGTTGCTCCAAGTAACGTAATAACGGCAAGAATTGCACCAGCACCTACGACAGTATGTATGGATAATTGGCTTCCAAGCATGATCAACTCACCTCTACAAAGATGACATCACCGATACTCTCAGCAGCCAAACACAAAGCTATGATCTGGTTGAGAACACCGGCGCAGTTAGACACCCCATTGGGTTTTCTCTTCGCCCCTACAAGCGGGCACCCTTCTGTGTCTTCACTGGTATTGCCCCCATGAAACTTTACCTCTGAAAAACCTGGTACATCTAAAAATTCTGGCAGCTCACGTTTAAAGCGGCTGGAGTACTGCATCTCAAGTTTATAGCGTCCCCTAGGTATCGCAGTCTTTCCTTTGACCTTAACACCGCCAGACTCAAGTTTACGGTCGAGGTCTTCGCAGACATCAGCCAGGCGCTTACCGTTTTCGTCAAACAAGATACCAAGCGTGAAATCCTCTCCAAACGTGTCACGCTGCAAAACCCAGTTGCGCTCCATTACAGTCTGCCTTTCAAGTTTTCTAAACTGTTGTTAAGTTTTTCAACCTCAACCCTCAGTTCTTGGTTCTGCTCTTTAAACTCTACAATCTGACGGGTCAGATGAGCTATTTCAGCCCGCAGGGTGATGTTCTCCAGCTGAAATGCATTGACCTTTTTTGCAAGTTCCTCGTTCACGTTGTTCATACGCTCTAGCTCACCGCGCATCATCTCGATCACCGTGAGCTGTACTTCATCAGTTCGAGTGGCCAGCTCAGATCGTGCATCAGCCTCTTTGTCAGAGCGAATAAACTTCTTCCAAACGCTGTAGGCGGCAGCGCCACCAGCGACCAGGTATCCAAGCCACTCCGCTATGTTCGCCCCCATCTTTTTTCACCCCTCTTATTGTGTTGAAATCTGTGCCTCAAGCGCTGCCAACTTCTGCTCTAGTACCGATACCCGCTTCTCATAGTCTTGACAAACCATCATCAACGGGGCAGTAAAACGTTCGTACATCAACCCATCAGGGCGCATAACCGCATCCTTCTTCGGCATCTTGAGCATCTTACCATTTCTCTCAACGGCTTCGTAGTCTTCAGGAGCGTATCCATAGGATACAAAACGTGGGTCGATTTCTGCCACTTCTTCTGCGATGGCACCATACCAGGACCAGTCGGCGCGATCTTCAGCGCAAGTTGAACGATACCAAACGGCGCGGAAGCTTTGTACCAGAGCACGCGCACGACTAAGCTCCATGTCTTCCACATCCGTCTTGAATGCTGCTGAGGACGTTGAACGCGCAAACGTCGCTGCAGATGAGATAAACACATTTGCTGCAGAGGCGGTTGTCGTTGTGTAGGTGTCGTCGGACTGTATCCGGCCCTTCACAGCAAGAAAGCTGTCGTCGGCAACAGAGGGAACGACAGGACCTATGGTGAACTGGTTGTCCATGACCACGACGCCAGCAGTTGAGGCGGTGAGCGGCTGTATGGTGAACGCGCTAGAAGAACCTGTGTACGTTATGGCTGCCACGGATCCAGTACCAGCCCCACCGTAGGTAAAAGCAATCTCAGTCGATGAGCCTGAAGTCGTTCCCATGAACGTCATACCTGGGCTGGTGGACTCAATTATCAGGTCATCAGCACCTATATTGGGTGTCGGAGGTGACGCCACCGTAGTTGTGCTAACGGTCAATGCACCGCCTGAAGCGCCAACGACGCTCGAACTTGCTGTCTTGACGCGGCCACTACTGTCTATGTTCAGCCGAAAATTTCCAGCAGTGTAGAGTGCGATTGAGTCATTCGAGTTGTTGTAGAGTACGCCGCCACGTGAAGAAGACGCAGTATCACCAAGCCAAAGAGATGCGTTTCCTGTCGTACCACTGATCACGCTCAAATTGGCTGTGTCGCCAGCGGCAGAAGCATTTGCAAGCACAGCCACAGCTCCACCTGTGGGGACAGTCGGGATCGTGCTCGAACCCAGCTTTGCATCCACGACGAATGTCGAATCGGTTGGTAGTGTGGTGGTGCCAACTGTAACGCCTGTGCTCTTGATACCGAGCATGTTCACGAGTGCACTGGGAAGCCCAGCAGAAAACACGAGACGAAGTAGTCCAGCAGTACCGTCGGCAAGCGCACGGAACTTCGCACTGATACCGGGGTTGTTCGTATCCGACTGTTGGACATTCATCACAAAGACTTCTTGGCCGTCAGTTAGCGTTGTGTCTGTGTCCTCATATGTGACAGTCGGTGTCGCCTTTGTGACGTTCTGATCTATAGTCCAATCGGCGCCTGTGGTGAGCAGCCCGAGCACAGAAGAGCCGGCGACAGCAATACCAAGCCCGTCGGGGGAATACTTATACAAGCCTGTATTTGTCTGCGACGCAAAATTCAGTGCCGGCATCGCGGCCGAACCGTCGAGCATGCTCAGAACCGAAGACACGGCGACCGACTGAGCACTGTAGACGTTCGTTGCGTCACAGATCGCAATCACACGCTCACCTTGCGGAACTGCAACACCAGTCCCGGCTAGGGTCTTGACCGTCACTGACTGCGCTGTTGAGAGCTGCGATAGGACGTAGTACACAGACACGACGTTAGGCACGATCACCGTGACGGCAGAGGCCGGATTCCCAACGAAGGTCAGAAGTTTGTTAGAAGCTTGTGCAGACGTCAGCGTGAATGAACCACCTGCCGAGACGTCGAAGACAAGCTGTGTGAAGTTGTAGTAGAGCGAACGACCGAGCCCAACAGTCAGAAACGCGGCCCCTGTGCATACGACAAAAGCAGCCTCATTCGGTTGGAGCTGTACACTGACGACGCCGTCAATGGTCTCCGCACCATCTGGGTTGATTGTCAGTGTACCTGTGCCAGAGTTGTGCACCATAACAAAGAACCCGTCGCCGAGGGTGCTTGCCGGGCTCAGTGGAAGTGTGGCAGCGCCACCTGTGTAGTTGTACAGCTGGGCGCGCATGCTCTCCACAACTGTATCAGCACTGGCTGTTGTGTAGACCGCGTGTTCTGTGTTCAGCGTCCCGCCGATAGCAACGAGACCCATCCCAGCGAGTGCAGCGGCGTCAACGGATGAGGATCCGACACCAAAGTCAATCGTGCGGAAAAGCCCGGCAACAGTGCTGTTGTCAGCAACGTAGATGTACACCGCAAAACCTGGCTGGATGGTCTTCACCGCGCCGCCTATCGCGTCAACGATGTCAATCGCCTCTGAACCGAGATTGCGGAACAAGAAGTCTTCACCCACGGAGACTTCGTTTGCGCCTGGCAACGTCACGACAAGACTCGCAATATCAGTGTCAAAATCGATGATGTTCGTCAGCGGGTAGTCACCGACCGTGTTGTATGGCCAGATCAGCGTGATGCTCTCTGTAAGCGTGATCTCCGAGTAGCTCGTACCAGACGGTGGAATTGTCTGGTCGCCGAAGACTTTTGTGAAGTTTGTCATGTCAATAGTTCCTCAAACCAGCCGAATCAGGAGCTCTGCGTTTTGCATCTTCACTGGCCAGTGCGGCAAGTGCCCGATCATACAGACCTTGAAACTCAGCAACTCGTCCAGTGTTCTTCAAGAATGGCATCGCCTCAAGCAGTGATGCGTACAACAAAAGCTGTGGTGCGTATTGGGTGGTCCAATTAGTTTCGTTCGCCTCACTCAGCGGCTCAGGTCGTTCATGGTAGAGCAGCTCCATCTCGTAGTTCTCATCAGGAGTACCCACTATCAAAAACTGCTCATAGGTGTAATCAGCATAGTATCGTGGAACACCTGTGACGGTACTATCAGGCCAAAAAGCGCGACAATACTGGTATGAGCGAGACTGTAGAAACAACATCTCTCCACCCACCAATATTGAAAAGCTCTTCGTCTGCCGCCAACGCTCAGGTTTCGGGAGCGTTGGACCGTTCAAGACACCGTTAATCGCCTGTAAGTAGCCAAGCCCGTCGGCCTCAGACGCGATACGATTCTCAGCCAACATGACGAACGTCGGAATCTTCTCGACAAAGTCAGCGGAGTGGCGTTCACACCAAGATTCGATGTCGTCCAACAAACTGCTGTAGGTCATTGCAACTGGCATTATTCAAGCTCCGTATCTGGGCGCGGGTGACGTAGTGAAATGTCTTCTGTCTTACGGGCCGGTAGTCTCCACGGATCGTAAAGGTCAACGCACTCTGCGCAGTACCAGTTTAGGTTGTTGGGATCCTGCCTTAGGTCATCGTACTGTATCTTCATACAGCAGCGCGGACAAATGGCGATGGAAACCTTGTTTCCGTCCAGGTTTACAGGTAGGTACAGTGGCATGCTCTTCTCCTTACTTGGTGTAAGCAGAGATCATAGGCTGAAGATAGATTGGGGCTCCGTCGGACTCTTCGTCCTCGGCCTCAAGTAGATAGCGATCAGCCATGGCTTGAACGCGTACAAAAACAGGTTCTGGTGTATCAGGCATCTCGTAACAGAAACGAGCAGCTGTCTGCCAGATTATTGACTCCAACCAACGCTGCGGAACATCCAACGTATTTGTCAGTGTTCCCACGTCTTGTGGCTGTCTGTGAATAGCCAGTGTCAAGTGGTCGTAGTCGTTATTTGGGACAGGCCAGAGGGTTAGGCGTGGTGTCAACAGCTTCTCAAAGTAGTAGCTTGTAGACGGGCGTCCCTTCTGAGCCTTATCGTTGATTGCATACCACGTGTCTCGGTTCCATTGTGTTACTGGAAGATCGTAGACATCGGTCGCGATGTAGAGCTCACTGAATACAGCTGTTGTTGAAAAAGTGGCACGGAAAAACATACCAGTTTGCTGTACTGTGAAGTCACTCCAATACCAGACATCTGGTATCCAATCGTCACGTGTCTCAACACGCGCAACTGACCAAGTCACACCGTCAGGCGATGACTCAATTGTTAGGGTATTGGTGGCGGTCACTGATGTCATCTTGACACCGAACCTGATACCAACTATTTCAGTATCATACTCATTCACAATGTTGTTTGCGCCTGGTGTAGACGTCACAGGCTCACTTGTGCTCGGTTGTGTGTAGATAACGTTCAAGACGTCAATTGTGCCAGTCGGTGTCTCATACACCTGACGGCCGTCTTCTACACCAACAAAGAATGTGCTGACGCACCACAGGTTTATCCCGCGGTTTGTCAGACTTGTCAGGACAAGATACAAGATGTCCTTGCACAGCTGTACCGTCTGAGGCGTCTGCTCTGACGGTTGTCGACCAGTCCGTCGAAAGACGTGCTCTAACAGCTTTGCAACGTCAATCGTGGTGCGTGCGGTTGTACCAGAAGTTGCCATGACTCACGTGTACATCACTACTACGGTTCCAGCTGCGACCACGATAAACAGGCCGTTCTTCGCCGCAATACCGTTTCCACCAAAATGAACCACCTCACCAAGCGTGAGAGACTTGGTGTAGATGATCGTGCCACTTGTGGAGGTGCCGTCATATATGGTCACCAACCCACCAGTGATGGTGGAGGTAACTGCGTACAATCCAGCAGGACCAGTTTTGATCTGTGCACCTGCCGTGACGCCTTGGCTGACATAACCTAATTTAGGAGCGATCATACTCATAATTCTTGTCTCCAATGGAGACCCAGGACCGTAAGGCCCTGGGATTTGTTTTACGACTTGGGCGAGTAGATGACAGTCAGGCGGTAGATGCCTTGTGTCGTCAGGATCGTTCCGTTGGGATCCACTGTCATCACAACACTGGTATTGCTACCGATGTCGGCCATGGCGGCCAACTGTGCTGTTGTCAACGTAGGAGCAGCACGACCGCCTGCAACCATGTTGGTCGATGACATATACTCTGTGCCAGCAGCAGCGATACCAACCGTGATCGGGATCGTTGTCATGGTACCACCGCCCACTGCTTCATCTTGCACCGTATCTACAAAGTACGAGATGATCTGTGAGCCGGCCTGTAGTGTCAGAGTTGCGGATACAGCCAGGCCATCCGACGTAGTTGTTGCTGTCGTCGATTGGCTGAAGACTGCATACCCAAAGTTTGTCGACTCGCTCGGGGTGATGCCTGTTTTCAAGGCACCTTGCATGTAAGTAGCCATGCTCTTTCCTCTCTATGAAAAAGGTGCCCCGACCGAAGCCGGGGCAGAACGAGGTCTCTTTAGGTACCCGGTGTGCCGAACAGGTCGCGCCAGTCGGTCCAACCATCAGCATAACGCATGGTGGACTTGTAGCGGACGGAGTCGGTTTCGAAGTCGCCTTCCATGCCCTTCTCCATCTTGCGGCGCCACAGCACCTTCAGACCATCCTGCACGTCGTTCTTCACGAACCATGCGGTGTTGGACGTCAGGCGGCTGATGACAGCCACATCTGAGAGAAGACCCATCGACTTGACTGGGTTCAGGTCGTTGTTGTTGGTACCGGCGCGTAGCACGCTCTTCACCAGAACTTCAGCTGTGAGCATGTTTGCCGGGGCAACAACCAACTTCTTCGGGGTCAGACGGATCTTCTTGCCTCGCGGATCCTCGGCCGAGCGAATCTGGATCAGCATCTGTTCCAGAGAAGTTTGGCTGAGAGCTGCCGAAGTGGTCAACAGGTTGGAGCGGGAAGCCGCGCCAGCTGCTGCACCGTTGGCAGACACGTGGTTGTTGACCACCAGAGCCACACCATCGCCGCCGACATACGAGCCGTTGAAGGCACGATTCAGCACGTTGGCAGTTGTGGTTTCCAGGGTCTCGACCATTGATTGTGCGAGGTGGCGCGAATACGTCGAACCGATGCGGATGTGATCGCCGTCTTCCACCAGGACCTTGGTCAAGGCAAAAGCCAGACCAAAGACCTTGTAGGGATAGCGTTTCACAAACAGCTGACCGCCTTGGTCGTAGGTCACCGGCATGCCGTCAGGCAATTCGGGGGCCGCACCAAGACCGTACAGCATCGGTTCTTCGTGATAAGCACGGGCGATGCCCTGCTCTTCGCGGAAGATCATCTTGTACTCATCCGCACGTTGGTTGTAGACGCCATCGAACGTTTCGTTCAAGATCGGCTCAACCACCGCACGGAAGTCGGTACTACGCATGAGTGTACCAGCCATAGCAGTTCTCCTTTATAGCGGGTGGTTAGATGGACACCTTGTCCGCTGTGAACTGTTGTTGTGCGATTTGCACACGCAGCTGCGGAAAGGGGTTGTTGGTGGCGTCATATGCACCGTCGAAGAAACCGATGATGCGCAAGAATGCCTGTGCACCGCCGGCTGCTGGGGCGACTGCAACAGATGAACCTGAGATGCCGTTGAAGGTATTACCTGCGGCGATCGTCAAGTCAACCTGAGCACCGACAGAGGCCTGTGTGAAGTTGGTCGCGTTAGCGGTCACACCCACACGGTAGACGTTCTGTTGGTCGTCGTAGACCCATGCAACGATATTGGTGGCGCCAGAAACAGCACCTGGCCAATACGGCAGGTAGACGGGTTTTTGATTTGAATCGAGATACTCAACGCCTGCAAAGACGCCAAGAGCATCTGAGGTGCCGTCGCCGATGGTAATCGTACCAGCGGTGACAAGCGCAACAGGATCGCCCTTGTAGATTGCAGTGTTATAAGCAGCATCGATCGTGTAAGCGTTTGCTCGGCTCTGACCACTCGGATGGTAGATCGGGATCAGCCCGTAAGCTTGTGCAGTTGTAGCCATAAAGACTCCTTACGATGCAAAGTGGGGGGTCCGGACCTGTCGGCCCAGGTTTTCAAATTCACCCTCTACGATGCCAATCTGCCTGTCATCCGAATCTCTCTCATTCTTAGCTGCGTTGACAACCTTATCTCGGATGCTTTGTTCTTGTTCGAGGGGAATGTCATGATGATAGATCATCATCAAATCCTGGTAGCGAACTTCCTCGATCTTGAACAACAGCATCTCATTACAGGCGATGCAACCTTCGAACTGAGAACCGTCAGCGATCTTGTATTGGTCAAAGCCATTGAGTTCTGAGGCCTTCACCGGCAGATAACCAACCGACATGCGACGATGAATCGGGTCGTTTGAGTTGGTTGTCGACAGCCAGCAGAAGTGGTACCCATCAATCTTTGGCGGGGTGGGGAGAATTTCAGCTACGGCTTCATTGCGGAGCAGCCTACGCCGTTCCTCTGCAGCCAAATAACCTCCATCCTCATTTTTACGGCCAACATCGGCCGAATCTCTTGGAGAGTGAGCAGCGCTTCCGCCTTTGGTAACGCGGTCGCCGCCGAACTTATCTTCACCAGTATTCTTACCTGACATTTTGACTCTCCTGAATTAGTTACCAGCAGCTTGCTGGCGATCCTGTTCTTGATAACGACGAATCATCGACGCACGTTGCTTCGGGTCATCCCACATCCCAGCTTCCTTGAGCGCTTTCACACGCTCTGCTGAGAGGCGATAACCCGTATTTGCACCGCCACCGTTGCTGCTCGTCTCACGACCAGAACCAGCCACCGTTGAACGTCCACCTGTCTGGTGGGTGTCCTCACTACCGGAACCATTTCTGGTGCCACTATACCGCGATTTTGTACGGTGTGGCAAGTATTTTGAGATCCTTCGATCGAGCTCTTCCCAATACTCCTGGGTGGTCGGGTCATAGCCCTCTTGGGCCAGTCCGTCGTCCAGTGTACGGGTGATGCGCGTATCATTGTCATTAGTTGCAGGATCGAACCAGGTGTTCTCAGACATCCAACGTTCGGCGTGCCCCTTCAGACGCGGATCGAGCGGCGGAGGTGTTGACTGTGAACGCTGGTAATTCTGCTTGATGTTGTTGATCTGTGCCAGACGTTGACGGCAGGCCAGCATACGCTCCTGCGCCTCAGTAGCAGCCTCGCCATCCGCACTCTCAACGGCGCGCGAGTGCTCGTCCTTGAAGCGCTCATACAACATCTTCGCCTCGCGCTCGGAGTTCTCGAGGTGGGCGATCTCTGCACCAGTCGAGCGACGATCGATGACTTCTACACGCTGTTGCATTTCCTGCATAGCACGCTTGGTCATCGCAAGCTCGTTCTTGAGACCATCTATGTAGCTCTTGCGGCGCTCTTTCGACTGCTTGCGTTCTTCGCGACGGCGAGCTGCCCGAGCCTCTGGGGTCTCATCAGCAGGACCGGCATCGGCATTGTCATCACCGTGCTCACCATAGTCTTCGTTGTCTTCAGAACCAGCTGCTTGGCGCTCGCCAGCCGTGGTGTCGTCAGCTGCGGCTTCAGTAGAGGTCGTTACGACCTCATCACCACCGACTGTGACGCTGCCATCACCATTTTCGATGACCTTTAAGAGGTCATCATCCTTCTTGTCTTCGGTACTCATCTAAATGCTCCTTTGCATTTACAGTAGACGATCAAACGTCTCGAAATTGGCCTCAACAACCATCTTGACATCGTAGTCATTAAAGACCGCGAAGATGGCAGTTTCATCCTGTCCTGGGATTGGCACCTCAAAGCGGAAACCGCCGTACTTCGGTGCAATCACAACGTCACCCACTTCGGCCCAAGCACCTTCCTTCCAAGTCTCGCCACTTGAGCGGTCCTTGAAGGCGATCTGACCGACCTTTACAAGACGCGACACCTGTGTGTTGTGCTTGTTAAAGTCCTGCGTGTCTGCCGCCAACAGAATACCACTTGCTGTGGCGTTTCTGATGGTACGCAGCTGTACGATGATCTGGTTACCACACGGTCGTACACCAGGATCTACATCTGGGAAGTGCTGTTTGACGTAACCTTCTTTACTGATCACGATTTTCCTCTCAATTGTCAACGTCGCGAATAATGTCTTGGAAAATCTCAACGGCCTCTTGAAGCCCTTGGTATTTTCCGACCTGTTGGCCGTGGTCGAATGGTTCCGACTTCGGGCGCTCACAGCTGGCTGTCGCAACTTCTGCCATTTTCTCTCTAACCTTTGCTACAAAGGTCGCGTATACATCGGCCATCTCAGCACTTCACCTTTCCACCGCCCTTCTTACCAGTGAGCGCTTCCTTTTTGACCATCTTCTTGACGAGGGTCTTATCCATCTTCTCGTCTTTGTGCACGGCACCGCCATCCTTGAATACCTTGACCTGGCTCTGACCGCCAAGCTGCTTAGCCAACTTTCCCATGATAATTCCTTAAGCCGCCAGTAGAACAAGCGCGGCAGCAGCGCGGCGACGTCGCTGTCTGTCACGAACAACCTCAAGCTCATGGAGGTAGGTCTGCCTTGCCTCCATGAGCTGTGCAACCGAGCCTGCCTTCAGCGCGTGTCCACTTGCTCTGAATTCGTATCCTACATCAGGGAGTGGTTGAATTGCGTGCAGCTCAGCAAAAATATCAAACACCTCAAGAGGTGTCAGATCGCTGATCTCCAAGACCCTTTGGACAGGCTTTTTAGGCTTAGCAACCGCCTTCTTGCGTGGCTTCTTAGCTACCGCCTTCTTGGCGGCCTCTTTGACGACCTCAGGTGCTTCTACCGTCGGCTGTATGTTCGTCTTCTCAGCGTCCTTGGCCTCAGCCTCGTAGAGCTGCATCAACCACTCGCGCAGCCAGAGACGTCTCATCCCTGACTGGGCTGAACTTACTGGAGGAGCACCTCCGCCACGGAAAAGAAGCAGCAGCGACATGTCAGATCAGCTCAAACACCATCGTCTGTGTGCCAGCGATCTCATCGGGCGTCACAGACACAACCTCAGCCACCGAGAGCTCGACAACCGGCTGGTGGACGCGGACGCGCACATCAGACGGCAAAGCTTCAGTGATTGCCGGAAGATAACCAATAGGAAGCGTGCAGGTGATGCCTTCGTCTTCTGTTGTCCCCGTGGTCTCGAAATCAGTGTTGATCTCTTGTGTTTGCGGATCTCTGAGGCAATACCCGACTGTTACGTTTTTTGTGGTCATGTTTATTTCCTTTAAGCGAAGAGGATGTCTCCGACAATTGCATTGGCTGCCACTGCTGTGGTATCTGTATCCGCTGCGCCTGTCACCGTTGTGAAACCAATGCCTGTTGAAAACGCAAAGCCACCCTCATAAGATATTTCGCTCTTACCGTTGGCAGGAATACCTACAGACATAAACACTGAAGCACCTGCTGTCGGTGTTGTTGTCTGGTTGTGAAACTTCAAGTACACCGCAGCAGCGGTTGTGTTCAGCAGCTGCCAACCAACAACTCGGCCTGCCGAGGCCTTGACAACTGTTGCATTTGTCGTGTTGGCGGCAACGATGTGGCTTCGTGATCCAGCACCGGAGGAGTTGTTTCTGTACTGAACAGAAACGTCGCCGATCAGATTGCTACTCGCATTGAGCGTGGTCGTAGTCGTCGGGTTCAGGACTGTGACTGGCAACCCGGTGTTTGACGACATCGGAGAGACGTTCGTAATAGACACTGGCTGTGTGGCCGCGTATTGAACATCCACAAAACCAACCGTCCAAGTTGTACCAGAGGCTGGGTTCGTCGTGCCGTTCAGTACACGTATCTGAATGTATAGCGGTGTATTCGAATCAGGTACATTGCGGACGCGAGAGCCGCGTTGGGCAACTTCTAGGCCTGTTGAGCTTGCACCAGTCTGGTCCATCACAGCGACCTCGGCGTCTGAGGCAGTATATGTCGGAACGTGGCCGGATGCTGTCGTGTTGATCGTTGCCGCTGTAGTGCCTGACGCCCAACCATTACGCTGTGCATCGAAGTTCATCGTTGTTGCGACCGTGCTCGTGTACAGATTCTGGTGGTAGTTCCACCCGTAGACGAAGCAAGTACCGGAACCCGCTGCCGGCCAACCACTGCCTGTGAACGTGACGTTGTTACCAGACACCGATGCGATGACAACGCGCTGGGCTCCGGCTGTGATTGCTGTAGTGGGTGACACCCACATACCTTGCCCAACGTTCTGAGAGGTGAACGGATTGCTCGGAATCGTCACCGTCATCGACGTTGTGCTGTTCAACGTGTAGGACAACCCGTCACCGATCACATCAACCAACTCGACGTAAAAGTTGTTGTTGGCAATGCGTTGTGTGAGGGTGGTTGACCACCTCAGCGCCACGGAGCCAGATACAGACTCCACAGAACGAATGATTGTCTCTGTATTGGCCGTTGTGCCCGCTGTGAGCACCAAAGACCCGCCAGACTGATTCACCGTTTGGCCTGAACCCGTTTGCAGCAGGGTCATCTGACGGATGTCTACATTGTTCGCAATAACCCTGTCAAAGCCAATCCGCAGCTGATGTGCTGGTATTGATGCCACTGGGACGTAGCTGTCGTCCTCATCGGCAAGCCCTGTACCAAGCACAGGCAACTTATCGTCAATGCTGACAAGCTGCGCTTCTACGTTGGCATCAGCCACGGGAAGCGGGTTGCTGCCGTCAACCTTCTCAATGGCACCGTCAGCACCGAACGCAACCTTCGTGTACGGGTACAGATCACCACCAACGAGGTCCATCGCCTCGTCTTGATAGCGTGTGTTGATCGCAGCAAGCGTTGTCTCCGTCGCAGCACCAGTGGGGAGCGGGAGAGCTGCCGCACTGATCGGTTGTGTTGCTGGGAAATTAGACACCGTGACCGAACTACCCGTCACGCTGACACTGCCTGAGATCGTAACGTCACCCTCAACCGGCATCGGGTTCGTGGCTGAGACGTCTCCATCATCAACGCCATCAGCGCCAAGCATCAGCTTGACACGCTGCACCTTCTCTGCATTGACGGTGTCAACCGCAATGTCAGCCCCAACGCCTGGGGTAATCGGGACGAAATCAGCCATCTAAACCACCCCCGCTCAAGAGCTTTTGTACCAGCTCCATGTTCTGGCGCTGACGTTCTTCACCCGACCGCTGCATCTCACCGAACAGGTTCGCGAACGATTCCATGAATGTAGAGAGGTCTGGGATCTTCACCTCTTGTGACGGCGGCTCAGCAGCTCTCTCAAGCTGTTGGCGCATGCGCTCAATGATGATCGCAGTCTGGTTGTCCTGTGCATTCTGTAGTAGGTCAGTCTGTTGTTTCTGACGGTTGTCAGCATCATTTTTCTGCAGCTCTACGTTCTGCTTGAGGCTCTCGATCTCGCGCTTGTTGGCCTCACGCATCATTTCGATCATGCGGTTGTTCTCTGCGACAATCTCTTCCAAACGCTGTTTGAGCGAAGCCTCGACGCGACGGTGCTCTTCGTCGCTCATCGCCTTGCCTTGGTCTAGCTTCAACCGCGCCATGTCCGTTTCCTTGCGCGCTTCGATCTGAGCCATCGCGGCCTTGAACGTCGCGTCAACCGCTGGGTCCGGCGGTGGTGGTGGCATCTTCGACTGAACGAGGGCCTGAGCCTCTTGGAGCGGCTGCTCAAGCTGGCTGAGGAACTGGTCGAGTTGTTGCAGTGCCCGATTGCCGGCCTCAGCCATGAGCTGATCAGGTGAGGGCTGTATTCCCATCATCATGGCCTCATTCATCACCATGACCTGCATCTGTTCGGTCAGCTGCTGATACAAGAGCACGATGTGCTGCTGGATGTGGTTCATGATCACACCCAAGGCCTGTCCAGCACCAACCGGTGCCAGCTTACCGATAGGTGACAAGATAAAGGCCAGGTGTGACGTGATGTGCGCCTGGTGGTCCTGCTCAAGGATCGCGGCTATCATCTGTCCGCTCATCGCCGCCGAGTTCTCAGTCGTTGGGTCTGAGGTCACCGGCTTTGGTGGATCGGGTAGGAGCGTCTCTATACCGTCTACACGCAGAGCCTCAAGCGAGCGCTTGGCCAGCTGGTGGAAGTTCCACGGCAGCTGTGGGAATGACTGTGCGACCTTGTAGGTCTCTTGGAGCTGTGCAAACCGCTGGGCCTCGCTGAAGATCCGCGGGTCGCTGACGGGCTCGATGTCGTCGTTCTCCATGAAGTCCTGCGGCGTCAGCCCAAAGCGCTGCAGGTCCTGCATGTGCTCGTCTGGGTACTGAACGATTAGGCGGCAGATGATCTTCAGGGCACGGCGCTGTGACTCATGCAGGCGGGCGTGGATCGAGCTGAAGACTTGCGAGCCTTGTTCGATCAGCGCCATCGCCGTACCAACCGGCATGTTGTTTGAGGCCTCAGAGATCCGCTCTTCGGCCGTCGCCACCACGCCCTTGGCCTGGTTCGTGATCCACTCAAGGAGCTGGAAGAGCACAGGCGACGGCGGGTTAAACGGCATCGGCATGATGACCTTGCGGATGTCATCTACGCCGCTCGGCGCGTCGATCTCACGGACCTCTGTGATCGCAACCTCGGTATTCTGACCTGAGGCACGACCACCCTTCAGCTTCAGTGCACCCGGCGCGTTGTTGATGTGTGCAGAGTCAAGCAGAGCTCGGAGCGCACCTGTCAGCGCACCACTCAGCGAACCGATCAGGTGTGGTAGTCCAATACCGTACACACCACGCCACGGGATGAACTTCTTCTCAACCCACCACTCGATGCGGTCGAGCAGGCTCTTCTCAGGTTCCCAGTTACGGTACAGGCCCAGCACAGCACGCGTCGCCTTGTCGACGTGCACGATGTACCAGCCGTCCTCGCCCTTGGAGAGCGGGTCGTCCTTCACCGAGATGCGGCAGTCAACCTCGTAGACCGTGCGCAGCCCGTCCGAGTTGTACGCGTCTTCCTCGACGCCCTCGACGGCATCAGTCGCCTTCTTGGCCGGTGTCTCTTGAGGAGACGCCTCCTTCGTGATCGGTACCTTACGATATAGCCCTGATCGCTCGCGGTCCTCGAACGTCACCTGGGTGATCTCTTGGACGTGTGTGATGCGCTGTGAGGTGTAGAAGGACGTGGCCGAGAATGGCAGCAGCACCTTATCGATCGGCACGAACTCCATGCAGATACGGCGGAGCGCAGGATCGAACCAGAACTTCTCGTACTGAGAGCCGCCGAGTGGCAACTGTGTGAGCAGGATCTCTTCCTCGTCGCGGTACTCGGCGATCTTGGTCGTCAGCGTCCAGTTGAGGAAGTCGCGCTTGCGGCGAGCCTTCTCCAGCTTTTCCTCGTCCGCCTTGCCGATGATCTTCATCTTGACAGGGCCATTGGGCGGGAACAGCTCCTTGGTCGTACGGGCCGCGAAGTCGACACAGCCCTCGGCGAGGACAGGGTGGACGGCCTTGGACGCACCCTCGAAGTCCGCACCACCAGGCGCTTCGTCACCGAGCCCTGTGCGCTTGATGCCTTCGGCGTACTGTTCATCCCGCTTCTTGCGGGCCTCAGCATCGCGCTCGATGAGGTCTAGCAGGTTTGAGGCGAGGTCGTTGAGACCGAAGCTGTCAACAGAAACCGCCAGGTTCTCGAAGAAGTCCTGGCCAATTTCTGACTTATCAACAGCCTCAAGGTCATTGACGATTACCGAACCATCATCCTGCTCGGTCAGTTGAAGATCGGCGTCCTCTTCGAAGAGTTGGCGGCTGTCTACTGTTGGTTCGTCCATTAGCGTTGCACCTTTTGTACGGACATCATTTCTTCTTTGCTCTTCGCTGAACGTTCAGCGCAATGGCGATTGCCTGCTTCTGAGGCTTACCTGCTTTCATCTCGGTCTTGATGTTCTCCGAGACAGCTTTCTTAGAGGGTGACTTCTTGAGCGGCATCTCTGGTGCCTCCTGTCAGTGCGTTGATTATACCCTGTAGGTCCGAAATAGTATTCACTTTATACCCGCGTGTACCGACAGTCGCTGTCTCTTGCCACGGCTGAACGACAACGCTTCCGCCCTTTGCGAACCCCCGTGCCTTGTTCAGAGCGTTGATGGCCTCGTTCACCTCCTCTGAAGTCCCGTAACCTTCGGGGTGAGAGATATTATGTTCTTTGAAACCCTTAATAATGTCTGGGCCCCATTCCATTTTACGCAACCCCGTGTTGCTTAGGTCTCCGACGTCAGACCACTGGCCCGAGCGCACGAAGTCCTGAACGAAGGGTAGGTACTCATCCTTCGGCTTCTTGTTGCCCTTGCCTTTGATCTGGACGATGCGCGCACCGCTCGGTTCGTACCCAGCGTCGATGGTGGGGTCGTAGTAATCTTCCCAGGCATCTCCAAACTCAGACTTCAAGCTTGTAGTGTATTTATTATCTGTGGGTGGAGCCACCTCCACCGTCACGTGCGGCTGACCCTTCGCGTCGCGGAGTGAGTAGATCTTGGTCATACCACTCAGCACGTCGTCACAATACCCACCGACACAGTGGCCCATCGTGTCGCCTTCGTACTTGAGTGCGTCGCGCAAAGCTTTATGTGACTCATCCATATCAAACTCAGTCGTAGCATAGTGGCCATTCTCATTTAACCAGTCGACAACAAAGTCGTCAAACTCATCAGTACCCTCTTCAAGACCATACTCACGTGCGGCATCGTGTGCAGCAGGACTGAGCTCATCAGCCATGTCTTCACTCTCAGCAAGGACCTTTATATTACGGCCCGTCTTTTCAGGTGCACGCAGCTCAACCCACCTAAAGCCCTGATCTGGGTACTCCTTGTGCAGCGCAGTGGCGGCGTTGTTGGCGAGCGCGGCGTTGGCCTCAGCCGCGTTCTTAGCTCTCCACTCGTTGATCTTCGCCACGTGGCGCACGGCTGCGTCCATGCTCATCTTGCTCAGCTTCTCGGGCTCGATACGCAGCTGACGGGGGAGATCGCTGTCGGCTCGGGTCGCGTTTCTCAGCTCGTCGGTGAGGTGTGGCAGACCTAGTTCACTGTATGTTCCTAGATCTTTAGAGGCCTGATATACCTTCTCTGCACGAGGCAAGTTAGTAGACCACGGATTATCAAGTACCATAGAGCTTTGTGCTATCTCACCTGCCGCGTATGGAGTAACAGAGTAGTCAGAAGCAATCTCCCACTGCTTGGCCAAATCGCTCTGAGCCATCCCCTCCTCTGGGAATTTAGTCCATCTGCGGCGATCTACTACCTCATTCGGAACCCAGTCCAATCCCTCAATAGGCGGCATGTGCAAGATCCCCTGCTCTGCAAGAGCACGCACCGGGTCCTCGGGCGTGGCCATCTGGTTCTTCACGTACTTGGTGAGTGGGCCTTGGACCCAATCATTAACGGCTACGCGTGAAGCAAGATGTGGTGTATTTATAGCCGCTGCTCTCACAGCTGGATCTTCATACTGTCGCAACGGCTTCAACGCATCCTCCACCGATCCGCTCAGCCAGTTCCCACCCTTTGGCTTCACCACCGAGAGCGCACCGCGTGGAGCGACCGTGCTCTCACCCAGCTCACCCAGCGCTGAGCGCGCAGCGGGTCGGAGGAACCTGGGCAGCACGCCTGCCTCAGTGTCCTGTGCGTAGCCTGTGCCCGCAGCACCAAGCGCGTAGGGCGCAGCCTTACGGGCGACCTTCATGGCGCCGGCACCGATCAGGTTCAGCGGATCAGACGCCAGCTCACCCGCGAAGCGTGCGATGCCTTCAGGTGCTGACTCAGACGATGTGTCATAGTCCTTCAGCCAACCACCCAGCGACTCGTACCCATCCGCGAAGGACGAGAGCATGCGGCGTGGCACCGATGGCGACTCACGGAGCTGATCTCGCGGACCCTCTTGGCGCAGCGTCTGTTCAAGCAGCGCACGGGTCGAGACAGGCACACCACGCAGGTAGTCCTTGTCCGTTGCCTGATCTGCGGTCTTGCGGCTCAGCAGCTCACGTGACATGTCGCGCTTAGCGCCAAGCACTCGCGTGTCAATGTCCCGCTTGGCCGAGTCGATGTACTCACCCAGCCGCACCTTGTCCACGTTGCCAGGCAGCTGACGCACCTTCTCCTCGAGACGTCGGTGCATGTCCTGTCCGATCTTCTCGATCTCTGCGATCTTGTCGCGTAGCTGGTTGATGTTCATGTTCTCTACAGCTCCGAAAAATACTTCCAACTACCGCAGTTAGCGCACAGCACGTAGTCCCGTGTCACTGAAAAGAGACCGTTCCCACACCCGCACACGAAGTGCTCAGTGCCAACAGGTGGGAGCGTCACACCTGTGAACACGCCCTTGTCACAGTGACACTCAGGACACTCGACGTACACGATACCAACAGGTGCTACCGCAACCCACTCGTGCCGACAGTGGAGGCAGTGAGCTGCGCCCGACCGGTGGATGACCTCTTCAACCGGCCTCGCAAAGCTCAGCACGTCGCCCATCACTTACCACCCTCTTGTGCTGTCCACTTGTCGTCCATCGTGGCGAAGCCCACATAGCAGCCGACCACGGCGCCAACGAACAGGTAGAAGTGCGGCGCGATCGCCGACAGCTGCTCCATCTTCGCCAGCACGACCAAGATCGGAAAGCCGAGGCCTCCGAGCAGAGCGAGCCACGCCATCCACCTGCGGTTCTTCCAGCGATCAGCCATGGTTGCACCTGTCGCAGTACTGCACTAGACCTCCGCGCTTCTTCTTGATCAGGTCACCACGCTCAACGCGGAACACCGGGTAGTTGCGGTCGGTCAGCTGTGAGCCTGCCTTCGGCGAGTAGAGCTCAGCACCACGCGACTTGTAGAAGTCCATCGTGTCCGCATATGGGAGCGACAACCACATGATGGGATCCTCCTGCATGTCCTGGCCCATCGAGTAGAGGAGTGAGCGCCCAGTGCCAGGCACTTCGCCCGTTGCTGCCAGCTGTTCGAGGTAGCCCGCTGAGTTCAGCTCTGGGTCATCAGCCATGTAGCGACCCGGCTTGTAGAAGTTGGCGATGCCGACCGGCAGCTCCTTTTCGCCACCGGTGAGGAACATGGTCTCAAGCCCGTCGTCCACACGTGGTATGGCCGAGCTGATCGTAGCAGCGGCGGAGTCCATCATGGCGAAGCGGGCTGACTTGTACTTCTCGCGGTCAGCAGCACGGAGCAGAGCCTCACGTGTCCCCTCATCAGGTGCAGTCTCAGCCGCACGAAGGAACTGAGCCATGCGGTCCTCAGCTCTTCGCATCTCAGGCACGTACACCTTCTTGGTGAGCGAGCGCCAGTCATCCTTCTGAGCACGTGAGAGCTTAGAGGGTTGGATACGTCTGATGAGTTGGTCAAGTGCTCCCATGCTGTCACCTCAGGTATGGGTTCTGTTTCTTCTTGTCCGCGGTGTAGTCGTGGTCTTCGACCTCGTCTATGTCTGCCGCGTCCAGCTCGAACCAGTTGTTGTCGCGTAAATATATCATGGCCTGCGTAAATGTGTCAACCATGTCGTCGTGCTCACCGTTCGGGAACATGCGGAGCTGACGAAGGAAGTCGCGAGCCCAGAAGACTGGCTCACCTTCTTCCTTGCTGGACTCAAGCAGGTACAAGCAGCCAAGCTCTAAGATCGGAGCGGTAAGGTGGGCGCGTGCTGACTTGCTGATGTTACCCATCCCCTTGAATGGGAACTGAGCTGTCGGCACGTTACCAGCCTTGAGATCCTGCAGCAGTGACTGGCCTGATGCCTTCTTCTCAACCAGCACCACGTCTGTCTTGCGACCTGTGCGGTTGTCCTCGACGCCATAGCGTGTGTGCCACTCCTTCAAGACCTTCTTGCGTAGATCCGGGTAAGCCAAGTGCTCGGCCCAAACATCCAAGAGCATGGCACCACGCTTCCCCTTATGGGTGAACACACCCCATGCCATGAACGCGGATGGATCTGCCTGCTCCTTCGGCTCAAACGCGGTGTCATAGCTCTGCACCACGTAGTCGAAGGTGGGAAGACCTCGCTTCGCAGGCCACAGCGAGAAGAGCTCAGGGTCCAAGATCCCGCCTTCAGCTGGATCAGGACGTTGCTGCAGCTGACCAGCTGTCGCGTACTTACCAAGGATCTTCTCGAGCTCGGCCACTGACTCCTCAGGGAACCGCTCAGGGAAGAAGAGCTCACCCGCCTTCTTGCGTGGGTCCACGAACCCGATCGACGTCATGCAACGACGCTCAGGCTCGAAGCGCATGGGCAGACAGAGGTGGACGTATGGCAGCTTCTCAGCGAGGATGATGCCCGACGTGTCACGCTCGTGGAGCCGCTGCATGATCACGATGATGGCTGACTTGTCGTTGTTCACGCGAGTGGGCAGCGCTTCGCGGAACGTGTTGGCACAAGCCTCGATGTCCGCATCACTTCGCGCTCCGTCCACTGAGAGCGGGTCATCGAGCGTGACGCGATCACCGCGAGATCCTGTCATCGACTTGAATGGCATTGCCTCGCGGAACCCCGTCTTGTCGTTCTCGAACTTAGACTTCGCGTTCTGATCTCCGACCAACTTCACAGGCCATCGATCTTGGTACCAGTCAGACTGGATGAGGCGACGGCACTTGAGGTTGTCGCGCACAGCGAGTGGTTCCTTGTGCGCAGTGGCAAGGAAGCGGAGGTGTGGTGCGTTCGCCGGTCCCCACTCCCATGCTGGGAAGAGGACGTTGGTGAGCAGAGACTTCATCGAGCCTGGCGGCACGTTCATGAGGAGCCGTGTGATCTCACCATCGTGCACAGCCTCAAGGTGTTCACAGATAGCGTCGAGTCCCCATCCCCACTTCAGCTCAGTAGCAGGTTCGAGGATGTGCCATGCTTGCTTGGCGAACTCAGCGAAGGATTCCTCAGCTCTCCGCTTCTCGCGCTCGCTCTTGATCGCATCGAGCAGGAAGGTGGGTGAGACGGGCGCGTTCACTCTGCGACCTGTGCCTTCTGTAGCAGACGCTCCAAGGTATCAAGGTCCTTGTCGCTCAGCCGTGAGAGCTGAGAGGCGTCGAGCTTGAGTGGAGATCCATTCTTACCTGTGACCTCAAGCTGAGCAGGTACCTTGCGTGCCGAGTACTCAAGCAAGAGCTTGGAGGCCGAGATCCTGTCACGTGGCGAGCAGAACGGGTTTGCCACGATCCGCTTGAGCACATCGAACGGGTGAGTGCCAAGCACCGCGTACTGAGCCTGAAGTTGGACGGCTTCATCAGACAGCGGGTCGAGACCAAGGCCTGCTTGTGACTCAACGAACTGGAGGAAGGTCTCGTCGTAGACGTCCTTGGTAACAGAGAGCGCAGCCTCTTCGACCTCAGCGGCCTGGGTGAGTGCTGGCCTGAAGTCGGATGAGGACTTCTTGGCTGTCTGTTCCTTGGTGGGCGTCTTGCGTGTCATGTTAGTCTTGGTTGTGGAGCTGTTCTCGTAGCGCGTAGCCCATGAGCGGCCAGACCTGATCGATCGCGTTGTTACGTGCTACCTGTCTGCCGATGTCCTTGTCAAAGCCTTCGAGCGAGACAGCGGCCGAAGATCCAGTCACTACGAACCCGTTGGTGAGGACCAGCACACAGAAGGTGACGCGGCTGAGGTGTGAAGATGGTTCACCAACGTGACCATCGCGGATCAGTGCCGAGAGCTGGGCAGGTCCGCCAGCGGAACCCGCTACGCCTTCCTCAGCCGTGAAGTACCACTCTTGTACGATGTTCTTCTCGATGTCCATCGGCGTGATGCGAGGCGCGTTGCGGCCAAGCGCTTGGATCTCTGACTCGACTGAACAGCTCATGGTGTGTCTCCGTGTTAGGTGATGGTGCTGGCAGCAGGGATCGAACCCACGACCTGATGCTTACAAGGCAACTGCTCTACCAACTGAGCTATGCCAGCGTTGGAGGAGGCGGTGAGATTCGAACTCACGGGCGCCGCGAAGCGTCGACAGTTTTCAAGACTGTTGCAATCAACCACTCTGCCACGCCTCCTTGTTGGAACGAACGGTGAGACTCGAACTCACAACATCGAGATTAGAAGTCACGTGCTCTGTCCAGTTGAGCTACGTCCGCGTTGGAAGAACCTAGCGCCACGACCCTCGCCCACCGTCAGAAGGACTTGGTACGAAGCGCCAGGCTCTTTGCTCGCGATCCTAACACGCGCGGCACTTCGGGTGGGTGTGATTCCGCCGCAAAAGAGTTGAAACAGAAAATACAGATTATTTTCGAATTGTGTTTTTCTGTTAGGTCTTATAGATCATAGGTTTAGGAGTATTAATACAGAATAACACAATATATATATATAAAGAGAGAGTAGTAG